AGGACCGAAATTACCAAACTGCAGAGTGCGATTGCGGTTACAGGATTCACGGCTTTTTGCCTGTTGCGCTACTTTCGCCTTCCAAACCTTCGAGACCCGCCCCACCTATACCGCCCCCTTGTCCGCCACCCAACCCGCCTTGTCCGCCTTGGCCCCCGCGTCCACCGCGCCCGCCTTCACCGGGCTCTCCGCGTTCACCTTGAATACCTTGAATACCTTGAATACCTTGGATGCCCTGACGCCCCTGCTTAATCTCAATCCCGTGTGCCATTAACAACTCCGAAACTTCCGGCGGGTGTCGACTTTCGAGTAAGGCCACGGTGTAGAGCAACGCCGTCATAACGATGGGCGCCTGATCGACAGCGATGTGAGGCCATGACATTTGAACGCCGTCAGCATATCGTTGCATCACAGTGCAGTAAATTCCGTTGAAGGCGCTGCACCACAGAACGATTTGCTGCGGGATTAGAAACAACGAAAGCGAACTCATCGAGAGCTTGGTCCGTAACCTAATATCGAGGAAGGCCATAGCCAGGAACGACACGAACAAAAGAACCGCGACGGTGAATGTTCGGTCGTGTTGGCAGAGAACGTAGATGATTGAAAGTGGTGTGGCGTTTACGCCACGAACGTCGACTAAGATGACAGTCGCCCACACGACATGGAGTAGGCAGGCAAAGGCAATGATGTATTTGCCCAGCGCAGCGCGCGCGATCTTGAGTGTGCCCGACGGCGAATGGGCGAGTAGGGTGCCAAAAAGGGCTCTTAATACATTCATTGGCATGGCTTCACAAGTCTAACAAATACACGCTAACGAGCTAACAATCAAGCTGAATACCAGCCGGTGTTGCGGAGCGTCCCAAGTGCCTCAAACCAAGCCTGGTATTTGGGGGCGGTCGCTTCGAGAGAATACTGTGAGCGCGCCCAGCCGCGAACCATCTTTGGGTCTAACGAGGCAACATCTTTGACCGCTTGCACAGCCTCGCGGAGCAGTCGGAAGCGAAATCCGCCGACGCCGGTCGGCACGGTTTCCGAGAACACGCCTTGATCGGTGGCGATCACAGGTGTTCCGCAGGCCATGGCCTCGATTGCGACGTTGCCGCCGGGTTCGAGGTAAGTGGTGGGCACGAGGAGCGCCTTAGCCCCGGCAAGGAAACGCGCGCGAGCCGCCACATTGAGCGGCCCAAGATATTGAACGTCGCCTTCTTCCACAGTCATAGTGCCTGCGCCAGCCACCAACAAAGGAAGTCCTGCTTTCTCCGCGATAATCGCCGCAGTCTTGAGTCCCTTGCGCTCGATGCGCCGACCGAGGAACGCGAGGTATTCGCTCTTGCCGGTGTTGAGTTTCTTAAAGTCCGCGGGGTCGTAATAAGGTGGGACGACGCGGTCGAAGTATCGAACGTCATTCACGTTGGTCTTGGCGTAAACGTGGGCCAGCCAAGAATAGCTCTCGAACGCTGCGAAAATATTGCCGCCGATGACGCCCTCGTAGCCGACCGTCCACTCGGCATAGATGTTGTCGGTGAGGGTTTGGGCGATGGGCATGTGCGTGCGGCCTGCCGTCAGAAGCACAAGGTCCTCTTTAGCCACGCTGCCCTGCAACGCTGTAATCACGTTGAGGTTGAACATGGCAGTCTGCGCATCGGTAGGCCAGTCAGGAAGCCGGGCCGGGTCATCCTTGCCGAACGTCGCAATACGCTCGTCATTAGGGAGGCAGGGTATCAGGGTTGCACCTTCGACCGGCGGCCCCTCGGGGGCGTAGAGAAGAATCTCGTAGCGATCCTTCATCATCTTGCAGAACCGGCGGACCTTGCCTGTGTAGGCGCAGCCCTCGAAAGCCTTACTGACCTGCGTGTGAGGCAGAGCCACGAGATGTAATTTCATGTGGTTTGATTTCACCACAAACGCCGTTCGAGCGCAATATAATTATTCAAACAAGAGTGCGTATTCGCAATCCGAGTTGATTGTGTTCAAGGATTTGGCGCCGGAAGTCGCTGGTCGCAAGAATAGGTAAGTATGCGCTGCTCCGTAAATTGTAACTAAACTAGTCGTCTCCGGAGTAAAATCCGCTCGCGCGCAAACCAACACGCCCCGCATAGGATTGCGCATTGGACCGTATTGAACCCTTACAGGTGCAACACCAACATTTCCGCCGCCGGTTTGGTTCGCAGCAGTGCTAATTAGCGCATACCACGTTGCGTCATTTGTGCCGACACTTCCCGAAGCTGGAATAAATTGACTTCCCAAAAATTGCACAGAACCTGCTTGAACCCATTGAGTAATTACACACACTCCACTCGTAGTTTCGGTTCCAGAAGCATCAAGATCACGTTCAATCGCGAACATGAAACCATTTCCACCGCCGTTGGTATCCCAAAATGACATGCGATATGCGCTGGACGTTCCTGCACTTCTAACGTTTACTGAGGAAGCGTTAGCTGTATTTCCAGAAAGCGTTTGCTGTGTCCCTAGCTGACCTGTAAGTGCACCTGCTCCGTCTGTGCCTCCGATTGCGACTTGTAGTTTGAACGCTGGAACATCTGTTTGGGCTCCGGTGCCGAAGTCGAGTCGCATAAAGACCGCTGTCGTCGCCTGCAAACTATCATTCATTTTGTAAACGGCATAGCCTTGATAGGTATTAATTGCCGTGGGACGGGTTACCGTCACAAAATTGATTTGCCCAGTGTCCGAAGTTTGGAGCCAACCGAATCCGGTCAGTCCACTGTGGATTTCATTTATCCACGCTCGAAAACTAGCATCCGATACGTTGGTCTGCGCAAGAGGATTTGTGCGAGTGGCCATTCAAAATCATTAGTAGGCTGCGACTTCCATCCAATCCACTGAAACCACAACTTGATGCGAGCCGGAAGCAGGTCCCGCTAAAGGTGCCTGAATCGCGAGCCCTTCGTTTTGAGCTAAGATAATTGGGTATCCATCGATATTATCATCCCAAAGATTAGCTGGATTAGCCCCGAAAAATTGCTGGCCGATTGGAGCCGAAGCTGAAATCCCACCACCGATTGTAGCAAGAGCGTCTGTATCATTTCCGAGCGTCTGACCAGTCATTCCCGCGGCAGCCGTTCCCAGAATCCACATACCACCCAAAAGAGTTGTGCCCATGTTAGTGCGACGTTTGCCATTTCCGCCGGTGAGAGTAGCTGTGGTGCCAATATTCGTGGTAGGGCTTACCGTAAATCCGCGAGCCAAAAATAGTTGTAAATTGTAAGGAATGCCTGTGGTAACCGCTGCGGTCACTACTGCGTTAACACGAATGCGCTCAATTAAACAAAGCTTTCCAGTTGAATCTGTCCACCGCATAGCCCAAATCAAAGCATTTGTAGAACCTGTAGGGACGATAATTCCAGAAGTAAGCGATTTCGAATATGCGCCGAGCGCGCCGAAGGCCGGGGCTCTAACTTGCACTTTCAAACTACCGTCGGAGTCAACTTTGCAGGGCGTCCCTGTTGCGTCGTAAAGCGTTGTTCGCGCGGCTTTGGACGTGGGGTCAATGGTCAGAAGGTCGACAGTGACGCCGGATTGGATTTGTGCCATAGATTAGGGATTATCGCTCATTGTTCGAGGAACGCAAGTTACAAGGTTCCAATGGTGTAGCCAAATTTGTATTTACCGCTGACCGGCATTCGCGAAGAAATGTAAAGCCTAAGAGTGCCATCAGCCGGGACGCCGGGGCAGCCGACGATATTGAACATATCCATTTCATTCTCATCGATTGGGCGGCCTGTAGGTGCCACGCCAACCTGCACGCAGATCACGGAAACACCAGATGTTACTTCCGCGTCGGTAATATCCTGCACCTTAGTATAAGTCGCAGCACCGCCGAAATCGATTTCTACAATTTTTTGTTTCACGTCTGAGGTAAAGGAATACACGCCCTGCGGAAAGATCTGACCCTCGCCGGGAATTGTGACGCCGCCGCTGATTGGTGTAAAATCATAACCTGTAGACTTGCCCAATTTGGAAGCCGCGATAGAATCATAGTTCCAAAAAGGAGTCGCCGTGTGATTAACAGGATCATTTTCAGAACTGTTGAAGTTTAAGACAATCGCCACACATTACTCCCATAACAGAGCCCAACCAGTATCGGCGTTCAAACCATTAAAATTCTGCGCTCCAACTATATCACGCAACATTACATAAGTATGAGTAGAGCCATAAATCGAAACTGGATTAGTCGTTTGATCCGCGAAATCGCCCTTTGCATAAATCAAAAGCCCTTTCATAGGATTTCGGAAAGGCCCTAATTGGGTTCGAACCGGCCCCACTCCCACGTTCCCGCCACCTGATTGTGTGGCAAGTGAATGCACCATTGCATACAATACGGTCGTGAGTGTGCCTGTGCCCCCGGCGGTTTCCAAAAATTGACTTCCAAATACTGCAGTTGAGCCGCCCGCGTGATTGATATAAGCCCAGCTAACTCCCGTCGATTGTTCCACTCCTGCGGTATTCAGGTCTCGTTCAATTACTAAACTCCAACCACGCGCCGCTGATGCAGAGTGTGGCCACATAGACATACGAAAAGAACTGGAAGTTCCAGCAGTTCTGCCGTTAAAGGCCGTGCCTGCCACCACTGTATCGCATCCCAGAACAAGAACTGCCGATACATTTCCTGTTAAAGTGCCCGCACCATTTGTGCCCCCAATACAAATCTGAAACTTCATTCCAGGAGTATCAGTGTTGGCGTTCGTTCCAAAATCCAACCGAATGAAAACTGCGCATGCCGATTGCAAGGCGTCATTCATTTGATAAATCGCATAGCCTTGGTAAGTAGATCCGGCAGTAGGACGGCCGACTGTAGTAAAATTGATTTGTCCTGTATCGGCAGTTTGAAGCCAACCGAAGGCGATTAGAGAATTATGAATCTCGTTAATCCATGCACGAAATTGAGCGTCCGTGCTGTTGTTGGGAACTAAAGATGAGACGCGAATTGCCATTATATTTCTCCTTGTAAGTAAGTAAGCGTGAGACTTAAATTTTGGGTTACGGAATCGAGGTTGTCCAAGGTGTAATAAATTGTGCTTAATCCCGCCCCATTTGCCCCACGGGCAATCGGCGAGCAGACCCAAGTGTAGCCGGTATTTGTGTTTAACACAAGGTCTAAAATTACTTGGTGCTGGGTGTAAAGTGTTGGCCCGATGAATCTGCTTCGAGTGGCGTCCGCGGCTTGAGCTGTCGCCGAGGAATAAAGGCGTAGACGCACCGGCGCAGAAGTATTGGAGACCACCTTGATAACGTCCAGCAATTTTACAAACGAAACCAACGATGACTGAACTCGGCTCCCCGCCGTAACGCCGTTTGAGGTTACAGTCGTAGTCGCACGAGAAAATCCGCCGCTACCCGTAGCGCCGCCGGGAATACTCTCGCCTTGCAGCAGGATCATGTAAAACTCAGGGCTGTGTGGAGCTTCTGCCTGGACGTTTAACGAGATGCCGCTTGTTTGCAGCACGACCAGTTCAACATAGTCGCCTACCGACAAATCATATACAGTTGCAACCGAAGATTCCACTTCCGCTCCTGCCATAGCACTAGGGCTAACTTGTACTGCAAGAGCACCTCCTCCACCGTTTAAGCTAACGAGCACTTGCCGGAATCCGGTGCCATTTACTGCAAAGTTCGCGCCGCCCCCGATAAGATATTTTCCAGCAGTGTGACAAGTTAATCGCGTTGGCTGCCCAATATCGAAACACCCATCCGTATCAAAACGTGAATTATTAAAAGTGAGCGGGACATAGACCGAAGAAGATATAAGTTGATTGGCGGTGTTGTAGATTCTAGCGCCAATAACATTATTGGCAATGGAACTCAAACGAAAAGTAATTGCCGTGGATCCGATGTTGATAGGAGCGATATTCGTTACCATCCATTCGGTAGAAGAATATAACGAGCCCGCGATTACAGTGACTGGCAGTCCAAGGATTTCTCCTGATTGATCGAAGTCGACGGCACGAGTAAAGACCGCCGCTACACCTCCCGTGCCAAGGGTAGTGCAAACATATACACCGTTCTCAAATACATTAGTCTGCGCGCGAATCAACACCCGATCGTTAAGCGCAATAGTAGCTCCATCCGGAGCCACAACACCCACGGAATTCATAGTCAAAGTAGCACCGACGCCCCCGACACCATTACTATAAGTCGCAACTAAGTTAGTGGTTGTGGCCGCTTGGCAAGGTAATCGTCCATTTGTGCCGGGGGAGCCCGTAGCCCCAGTGGCCCCGATAGGTCCAGCGTTGACTAGCACACAACCAAAAGCAGGATAACACCCGCTTAGATTTGAGAGAGTCATATCACTACCGGTATTTTGATATGCCCAAAGTTCGATATAGTCTGCGACTTGTAGATAATAAAGTCCACTGGTTTCTACTTGATCTACTGTGCCGCTCGGTGGCGTGTCATTGATGGTCAGAACGCTAGTTCCATTCAACACGATTCTTAATTGTCGAAATCCTGTGGCGTTAGCCGGAAATCCTACGTTACCCCAAATATCATACCATCCAGCTTGAGGGATAGTAATTCGGGTAGGGTTAGTTACAAGTGAGTGAAAGTTTGCATCATCAAAAGCTTCTTGGTTGAAGGTAATTGGTGTTGGAGTATTGTGAGCTAGTGGCGGAACCGGCGAAGTATCTGCATAGATTCGGCAACCAATAGCAGGCGCATTAGGTCCTGTAGCTCCTGTAACTCCCGTGATTCCCGTGACGCCCGTGACTCCGGTAGTTCCCTGCGTTCCAATTGGACCGGTCGGTCCAGTCACGCCTGTAACTCCTGTCACGCCGGTAACTCCCGCTGTTCCCGAAACTCCTGTTGGTCCAGTAGCTCCCGTAACTCCATCAATTCCCGCGGTGCCCGTGACACCGGTTTCACCAGTTACTCCTGCGCCTGTCACGCCGGTAACACCAGTCACGCCGGTAATACCAGTAACACCAGTAACACCAGTCACGCCAGTAGTTCCAACTCCGGTCGGTCCTGTTGGACCTGTGTCGCCGGTAACTCCTGTCACACCCGTCACGCCAGTCGTGCCAGTCGTGCCAACTCCGGTCGGGCCCGTATCACCGGTTACTCCTGTCACGCCGGTCACTCCTGTCACACCTGTAATTCCTATCGGACCAGTGGCTCCTGTTACGCCTGTGACGCCAGTTCTTCCGGTCGGTCCAGTTGGGCCGCCAGCGGGGCCAGTGGCACCCGTGACACCAGTTCGACCTGTTGGGCCTGTGGTTCCTAATCCTGAAACTCCTGTGACACCCGTGACGCCTTTGACACCGATCGGTCCTGTGGGTCCCGTAACACCAGTTCGTCCAGTCGCGCCAGTGACGCCAGTGACACCCGCTCCGGTAACACCTGTGACGCCTTTGACGCCGGTCGGTCCAGTTACGCCTGTGCGACCTGTGACGCCTGCACCCGTAACACCAATTGGTCCCGTGACTCCTGTCGCGCCGGTGACTCCCGTCACGCCAGTAGGCCCAGTCGGGCCGCCGGGCGCGCCCGAAGGACCTGTCGGACCTGTGGGGCCCGTCGGTCCATCTGAGGGACCAGTTGCGCCGGTGACGCCGGTGACGCCGGTGACGCCGGTAATACCAATGCCGGTAACCCCGGTAACGCCGTCAATGCCTGTTGGGCCAGTGGCCCCTGTAACACCGGTCACCCCCGTAACGCCAGTTACGCCGGTATCACCAGTGACACCCGTAGGCGCGCCTGCTGGACCAGTCGCGCCTTGGGGTCCTGTCGGACCAGTCGCACCAGTAACGCCTGCACCAGTAGGGCCGGGCGGGCCGGGCGGACCATCGCCAACTTCAAAAATTACAATCTCCGGATCGGGAAAAGAAACATCTGCGACCGTTTCCGGTTGGCCAACTTCAACTGCCGCAATTTCTTGCTGTGGAAAAACAACTTCGGAAATCGAAGTAGGTTCGTCGACTACAATTACGACTATTTCATCGGGATCTTCTAGTGGCACGGCGATCTACAATAGCCGCGAACGGCGTAAACTCAACCGATTAGCTCGGCGGCGCAGGCCGTAATCGTCCACGCAGATGAAGCGCCTGCATTGATTTGAAGTCCTGCGAAAAATCCAGCGACAGCCGTATTATCGAATCCAGCCGCAACCGCGTCATTGCCGCCACCGAAAGCGAGGTTACCCGCCGTAGCTTGATAAGTTTGCGAGAAACCAAACCCACCCGCGAGCACGCCAGACGCACCGACGTTTCGCACCTGCATGATAATCGTCAAAAGGGCGCTAGCTACAAGAGCCGATTGTGCTTCCGCGGCGGCTTGCGTCAACGTCAATCGAATTGTATCAGCGGTAGTTTGGTTGTTACCAATGCTGATGCCAATTACAGCAGCGGCTACACCAGCCGCAGTTTTGGAAAGTGAAAGAGTCCAGCGATAAAGTTGCCCGGCTTTCATCCCGAAAGATGGAATCAATAAACCCGAATTCGTAACGTAGGTATTGCCGGTGCCCAATGCCTGAGACGCTGTAAGAAAATTGGTTGCAAAAAGACCGTGAGGAACCCCAGCGTCGTCCATTTGGCAAAGCCGCTTCGCTGTCGAATCGGTGAACAGAACTGATTTTGAAGCTGCGGGAGCGGAGGGAGCGCCTTGATTATCGAGGAGAATGTCTGCCATACGATGAGGACTTTAGCACACGTTTGAAGAATGCACGAATTGTTTTACATCCCTTGGCCTGATAAAACCAAATGGCCGCCATGAGCAAAATTGAATAAGCAGATTCTCGCGTTCTCGGTCATCGTGGCTCGGGCCCCTCCAAGAAGCGACATTCTGCTGAATTGAAGAATATATTCATCTGCGATCAGAGTAAATGTGCCTGTAATAAAGGAGCCTTGTAGCAGGGCTCCATACGGTAATAAGTTAGCAATCGAAAGCCGTCCGATGCCTGCAACAACTCCTCGCTCCGTTGAGGAAAGAGTAAAGCGAGTTGGCTGCAAAAGAGCGCCCGTATCAGGAATGGTTAGAGTGGCTGCCAAATAATCGTTAGTCGTAATGGGCGTTCCGATTCCTACAGGGCCAGTCACGCCTGTAACACCAGTTGGTCCAGTCAATCCCGTTACTCCGGTCACTCCCGTAACACCTGTGACGCCAGTTACTCCTGCACCGGTCACACCTGTTACACCGGTCACACCTGTAACACCAGTTACGCCTGCGCCCGTAGGACCAGTCGCACCGGTCACACCTGTAACACCAGTTACGCCTGCGCCCGTAGGACCAGTCGCACCGGTCACACCTGTAACACCAGTTACGCCCGCGCCTGTAGGGCCGGTCGCACCGGTCACACCTGTAACACCAGTTACGCCCGCGCCTGTAGGGCCGGTCGCACCGGTCACACCTGTAACGCCAGTTACACCCGCGCCCGTAGGACCGGTTGGGCCAACATCACCAGTCACACCTGTAACACCAGTAACTCCCGTCACGCCCGCGCCAGTCACACCTGTAATGCCAGTCACACCTGTAACACCTGCGCCTGTAGTGCCAGTCACACCTTTAACACCGGTCATGCCTGTAACGCCCGCGCCAGTCGGACCAGTCGGACCAGTCGGTCCAGTATCACCAGTATCGCCAGTATCGCCAGTATCGCCAACCACCCCAGTCATGCCCGTGTGACCTGTTACACCAGTGGTGCCTGGGTCGCCGCCGCCGGGGCCAGTGGCGCCTGTAATGCCAGTTACTCCTGCGCCTGTGGGGCCAGTTACACCGGCTGGGCCGGGAGGGCCGCCTATGAAAATTTCAAATTCAACCGGGCGAGACACATTTAGACCCGAGTGGCGGCCGTCTTAATTGAAAACGTGCCTGCCAAAAACGGGCCTAACTTTTCTCCGGTAGGACGCTGCAAAATAAAATCCCAAACAAATTCGCCGGGGGCCCACAATGCAGTCTCTTCATCAGTAAATGAAATTGTTACCTCTCCCTGTGCCGCGTTCGTAATGATAGGGTTAAGATCGATCACTACGTGTTTCTGCGGGGAGGGGCGAACCTGCGCAAATGCAGTCCATCCTGTTAATGGAACGACATTGTGATTGCTGTCTTGAGCTTTGATAACAATCCCAAACGTGGTGCCGCGGTAAGCGACGAGAGGAAGATTCGCGGGGATCATTAGTTCGGAAGCTCGATTGCGCTCACTTGAAGGTCTGTAACAGTCGCGGTGCCGCCAGTGATCGCTGCAAGGCCTAGGTCGATCCAGTATTGGGTATTCGGTGTCATCGGCACAATAATTGTCGTGATGCTAAAAGGCACTTTGCCCGCAGTGGTAGACGAAATGTATTGAAGAAAAGTTGAATACCTGCTGCCAGTAAGCGCCGCAGCATTAGCAGGAGCAGCACCCGTCCCAGCGTATATCGCGACTTTTGCTCCATCGCCCACACCGCCAGCATTAAATATCGTGCCACAAATAGTAACCAGAACGGCTCCCGTTCCCAAGTTTACCTTAAACCCGACGTTGGCCGGACTAGCCCCCAACCCCATCATTTTACCGGTCAAATCTGTGGTGCCTGTTGGATTAGCCGGTTGAGTGTTAAGTTCATACGCCGCCCCAGTAGTCGGGTGAAATTGAACGAGCACCGGCATGTTATTCGTAAAGGTTCCAGCACTAGCTAGCTTACCTTCCCAACCAGTTTGGAAATCGAAGTGAGTAGTGTCGTCAGTTTTCTTATTGACCACAAGCGTCGCAAAAATTGACGGATCGCTTTGCGCCGTAATTGTAACAAACGTGCTGCCGCAGTAGGAAAGCACAGAAGAAAGTAGCGTCGCAATACTGTGTCCATCTGCATCGGTTTTGTTAAATCGAATGTAAGTCGCCGCGTCAGGCGTATCGTCGCCGGAGATGTTTCCAGAACCGGGATCAACGTCAGTCGTCGCAGTGAGCCACCTAAATTTTAAGCCTGCGGAAGCGCCGCCCGCTCCTGTTCCGCCAGCCGCGCCACTCGCGCCAGTCGTGCCAACGCCCGTCGCGCCCGTAACTCCAATTGGACCAGTGACGCCAGTCGCGCCACTCGCTCCGGTGCTTCCCGCGGTGCCTTGGCTTCCAGTCGCGCCCGCAACGCCAGTGGATCCAGTTGGACCCGTGGCTCCTGTGACACCAGTCGTGCCGACACCAGTCGTCCCTGTTGGGCCTGTCGCGCCTGTGACGCCAGTAATGCCAACACCCGTCGGACCCGTCGCGGCAACAGGGCCGGTTGGGCCAGTTGCGCCAGTTGCGCCGATTGTGCCAGTCTTGTCTAAAATCTGTTGAATGCTCGCGCGCTTGCTTACGCCGCCTTGAACAATCTCGACCAATTCAGGGCCGGTCAAACCTGCGGATGCCGTTAATTCAGAAATCTTTTTCATAGGTCTAACTGTTCAATGATTCCGTCTTCGTAGTCTCGAGTTGAGCCGTCTTCCGTAACTCGATACGATCCAGAGGGAATACCGTTAGCGGAGACAAGACGTGCAGTGGGGGCACCGGACGTGGGCGGGGTTGCGGTTGGTTCATCGGCCATAGGTTACATCGGCCCATCGTTTAGCGCAAGGAAGGTTCCTTCCTCGGGCGTGAATACTTCGCCGCCCGGCGTGGTGACTCGAAGCTGCCAATAATAAAGTCGGCCGTAGCGAAGCAGCGCGGTTCGGTCGTTTGAAATGGTGACGGTAATGACGCCCTGCTGCGCCGTATAAGTGAACACGATGCCAAGAATCAGGGTTCCATGGAACAGGGCTGCATCGTCGGAGTCCTGCCGGGAGCGTTTGACGAGAAATTCGACGGTGTGATCGGCCAGATTGTAGGCGTCGCCGTTTGGTTGGGTAACCTCGAAGGTCAGCGGGACAGTATCGCCGATTAGGATATTAGTGGGCAGCACGCGTGATACTAACACAAAGGGCCGAGGAATCAACCTCGGCCCTTCGGAAACTGAATCAGCTATTAGCTGCAAGCCACGAAATCAGTCGCAGCGGAGCAGCGCAAGTGACGAATCACGAAGCCCAAGTCAGGACGTTCCAACTTGATGCCATACGCGAACAGCGCGCGGAAGAACCCGATGTTGCCATCGATGTTACAATCGCGATCTGGGATGTTACGCCACACGAACTCGCCAGCCCAGGAGAACTGTTGTTGGTAGCTCATGCCGCCCATCGCCACGCCCGGTTTCGGAATGAGAACTCGGAGCACTTCGTCGTGATAGACGACCGTGTCGATGTAGGCCGCGTTTTTGTAAACGCTGTCCACTTCCCATTTCTTACCGCGGGTTGCGTTGGAGCTAACATACGGGTAGCGCCGAGTATACACAGGGCCCGCCGTAATGTCGTACCGAGGAGCGAACTGGATCGCGGCGAATTTGAAGCCGTGATACACTTTGCCGCCCAGTGTCGGAGCGCCGAGCATAGAACCGGTGACCGGTCCTTGGCCTTCGAATGCGAACAAGAAGTCATTTCGACCGTTGCTCGATTGGCGCTTTAGCTGGTTGAATTGATAGGTGTCACCAACTGCGGTGTAAACGGCGGTGCCGTCTTCAACTCGCGCGCTCGGGTTAATCGAGCCACCGTTGAATCCGAGTTGCTGGTGAACCTCTTCGAGAATACCAAACGTCAACTGTGAAGTTGGCGGAAGGGCCGGGTCAAAGGACGCGGCAATCGTGTTGCGGCCTGCGGCGACGCAGTTACCGGCAGCAGCGATATACTCACTCTGATAGGTGTTTGACCAAACCCACTTCGTGTTCTCGCTCATTACGCGGGTCACGTTTTTGATTTGATCCATGACTTGCCACTGGAACTTCAAGTCGTCCAAGCAAATGTCGGGCGAGTTGATGGCCGCTTTCTTCAAAGCGACTGTGCGAGTCGTGATACCGAACGAATCGATCTTGAACCCAGCAAGCGTACACGCACCGGTGTCGGGCAAGTTATTATCCGAAAGCGGGGTTGTGTTCAGCGTTGCCATGTTCACGAAGAAGTCCGCGTCGGTGACGGCTTTTGTCACGAGCGACCGCTCGTAGATAGGGTAGCTATACTGATAGCCATTCCCGTCGAGCCACGGTTCTTTCGGAAGTTTCTGAATGTAGAAGTCACTCATCTCAATCGACTTCACAACGTCGTTACGAACGAGCATTGCGTGATCGAGAAACAAGTTCTCCAAGGTTGTACAAGGCATATGAAATTTCTAACTGATGAGGCAATTAGGATCGCCTCTGTTGACCCTCGGAAGTTCCCATTCTGCAAATGCAGCGGGCCGAAGATTGGTTTCGCCGGGCAACGAAAATAGACCCGAAAACTAACAGAGGCTTTATTTACGCTCGCGCATCACGAGCGAGCCAATATGGCACAGTCGAAGTGGCTGTCAAGTGTGTTTACAAAACTACCCTACTTTGTAAACAAACGGGCGGCCTCGTTGTTGAGGCCGCCCGTTCTACCGGTTCTTATGCTGAAATTACGGGGGAAGGACGCCTTGAAGCGCCGTCTTCATCGTTCCTGCGAAGGACGCAGTCTGGTCGACTTTCTTCGGCCCAGTTTCGGCGACTGTCGGAATCTGACCGTTACCGGCCGGAGCCGCGGACGTGCCGCTGAGCTTCAAAATTCGCGCTTCCTTCTCGCCGATCGTTGCCATAGCCGCACTCAGTTCTTCGAGCAACAGCGGGAACGCATATGCTTTGTAAAGGGAGTTCGCCAAGTCCTCGTTCGACAGTTTCGCAACGTCCATGTTCTGCACCATCGTTTGAACTTTCACGATTTCGGCATCACGGGCAGCGTTACCTGTCGGTTTGAAGAATCCGTCAGCGTTCAACTTTCCGGCGGCCGTTTGCAGCGCGCTTTTCCAGTTGGAATCGAAGGCAGAAGCGGCTTGCGCGGCCTCTGCATCTCGCTGAGCTTGAGTGCTTTTCCACTTCTCGGCGGCGTTTGAAATCTCGGACTGTTTTCGCTCACTCAACTGATCGATCTTGCCGATAAGTTGGTCAAAACGAACCAAATCCATTCGATTGAAGTTCGCAGACAACTCAGAGAGCTTGTCGGTGCGCGCAATAGGATCCGGATTAGCCAGAGCCGCAGCAAAATCTGCCGCCGGGACTTGATATTTACCGATGATCGCCTGCAAATCAGTGTTTGCTTTCGCCAAGGGTTTCGAAATTTCTTTTTGGAAGGCTTCGGTCGCCTCAATGTTGGAAATTGCCAACGCACTTTCGTATCGGGCAATTTTCGCCTTCAACTCGGTTACTTCGGCAGCGTCAGCGGGAGTGCCCGTCGCGCCTTCCATCGATTTGACCTTGGCAACAAGGGCCGCATTCGCTTTTTGAAGCTCCGCGTTCTGGTCGCGGACGTGTTTGAACGCCGTTCCAGCCTTAATGTCCATTTTCTTGCCCGCTTCATCAAGCTGAGCATCAGTCGGGCCGCTTTCGGCAGGGCCTGTCGCCGCGCCTGTGGGCCCCGTGGTCGCATCGGCCGGGCCTGTAGTGGCTGGCGGTGGTCCAGAAGGTCCTGACGCGCTGGGCGCGCCTGTAGCACCTTCCACGCCTGTATAGGCTTGGCCTGTGACCCCAGTTTGTCCAACTACACCGGGGCCGCCAGTGGCGCCAGTTTGTCCGGCAACCGGACCCGTGGCCGCGGGCGCGCGGTAACGAGGATCGCCGGGCGCTAGTTCGCCAGAGCGAAGGGCAGTCGCTTCCGGCAAAACGCCGTTAGGAAATAATTCTTGGAGTCGTGCGGCAATCGCTGTCTGGGCGCTTGAAGGCGCTGAACTGGCGTGCGTGATAGGAGCTTCTTCGGGCATAATTAGGTGCTAGCAGGTTGGGCCGGTTTATCCGGCGAGGGAGATTTCCATGGCACAAGCGGCGTTTGTGACACCGGTGCCGGTTCGAGTAACGCGAATAGGTTATCGAGTGATTCAAAATAACCGTCTTTGCGCGACCCCATGAGTGCAGCAACAGCCAAAGGCTCTACTGCGGTAACGGGAGTGAGTTTCATTCCCTTGTCGGAAACGATGGTGAGTGCTTTCTGAAAAACGTCGCTAAGGAGCATCGCTTTCAAGTCTTCTCGGAAGCTCGGATGAGCGTCCCACTGTTTTTGAGTTATGTGACCGAACATTAGATTTATCGCCTTCCCAGGCACGACAACTATTACACGATTTTTTCGTGTGTCAAATTATTGTGGCGGCGCGGGAAGAACCGGAGGATTTGGATTTGGAGCTAACGCGGGTTGGACGCCCGGCGGCTGCACGGCGATAGGCGCGCCTGTGCCAATCGCACCGTGACGAAGTTTCGCGGCTGCTTCGGCATCTTTGAGCGCCCGATTCTGCTCGGACTCGCGCTGCTTAATTTCGCGACGAACCTCAGCGTCCTTCACTAACTCTTGGCGTTTGACTTGGCCGTCCCTCATCATTTCCTGCTCTTTAGGAGTAGGTGGCAGGGGTTGCTGTGATTGCTGCTGTTGCTGCACTGCGGCATGCCGCATAGCATGTTCTTGCGCTGCGCGGATTCGTTCGGAAGTGTTATTCCATTGCCGGGTCAACTCGCCCACGAGATTCTTCTGCAACGAATCCGGTTTGAGCAACTTCATGTGCTCGGCGGTGTGCTGACCCTTCAATTGGATGATTTGTAAAAGTTGGTCGTCGCCGCCGCCGGATTCAGTTGTGGTCAAATCTAGGTCCAGATCAGGCAAGTGAGTCTGCAAATGAATGATGTGATTGTCGTTGCCGCGCTCTGTCATCGGCTTTCCCGCGGACATAGCGAAATTCTGCAACTCCGCGATTTCCTGATCGGCTGGCGCGCGAGCGCCCTTATCGAGTCGCGGCACGTATTCGTCCACCTGAGCGTAACCTACCCGCTGCGCGAACTTGTCGCGAAGAAGGTTGTTCTGACCGACGGGGTCCAGCGAGCCGTAGTATTGCATGAACTCGTCAAAGGCCAGTAATCGGTTGGTCGGAGAGCCGTAACCAACCGCGCGGAACGGAGTAATAACATCTGCCTGCAAAATTGCTTCTAGTGGAACTTCGCGTTTCAAGCAGCGTTCGCGCATCGCCAAAATTTCTTTTCCGCCCGGCTGCTCTGCGGTTACGTCTTTGCGACGCGCGCGGCGCCATACTTCGGAAAGGTGGCGGCCCCATGGCTGATAAAACAAATTCAAGTTCGCAGTCGGGAGAATAGCTTCCTTCGTCAACTGAGCAGCAATTTCGAGGCGCGTCTTATCGTTCGACGTGTCCGCCTTGCTGCTCTGCAAATCTCCGGAGTTTTGCCGGAGCGTCAGACTCATTTCCTGAATAATGGGCAGGATACCTTGCGACGGGTTATTGAGTTCCCCATTCTGCACTTTGACATTCGGTGGGATATAAGTCGCGCCCGCGTAGAACAGAATCGCCATGTCCTCGGCGGACGTTTCGCTCTGCGGCTGCAGCAATAAGCTGCCGGACAATTTGGCGTTGTCTACCGTCTGACAGCGCAGGGAGTTGAGCACCTGCACCGCCGCTAAAATTTCATGACCGAGTCCGCGGACAGAATGCAGCGACCCGTTAGATCCCATCTCGTAGGCGAAGTAGGTGAAGCACTGGTCGATGCCGTCATAACGGTTCTCGCATTTGAACAGATACTCTGTGTTAGACCCGTCCCGCAAAGTCAGGTAGTAAGAAACCGTTCCATCAAATTCTCGTATCCACGCGTGAGCCAGCGAAATGTTAGTCTGGGCCGAAGCGGAGGCGAACAGATCATTGTTCTTCGCCATCTCTTGCCATTTCTCCCATACACCCGGAGCAGTTAGTTGCTGGCCCGGAGCGTGTGCGTTAAGAATTGCTTGGCGAACGGCATCTTTGTTCCAGCGTTTATCGGCATCGTCGGCTTCTTCCATCCACTTATACATTTTGCCGACGGTGATTTCACGGAACACAACCGCCATATCCAAATTGTCCTCAACCATGTCGACCTGACGTGGGAGTTTGAAATCATCTAAACCGGCGACAGACCAACGCCAGTCAATGTCATCCGAAAAATAAAGGAAACCCAAACCATGCGAAGTAAACTTCTGAACGAGAAGCTGGAAAGAAGGATCGAACGCCTTCCAGTCTTTGAGCATGCGATGAAACTCTTCGGAGATAATGTTACTCCAATGAGCGCGATCGGTGTCATCACCAATCGGGGTAAAGATTCGGGCCAGCAGAGGAACTGAATCGGTCAGATCATAATAACCCGCCTGCTCAGCTTTTACACGCGCCTTACCGTCACCGAAGTTAAGGTTACAGCGACCCTCTTGGCCGGACTGCTGAATCTGCACCGGATCGAATGGCGGCGCGCCGTCGAGCATTTTTTGCACGTCTATGCGGCCCAAAGCGGAACCTTCATCAGCGGTCACCATTGCCTTGATAACGAAATTCAGACTCTGCGCGTCTTTAATTCGGTTCTTTGGCGCGGCCTTAGTTACTGGATCGAGTGTTTCTAGGTCAGCCATTAGATCTTCTTATCGTGCATAAGAACCGCAAAGTCGCTCGGCAGTGGGCTATTGTCAAGGACGTAACCACCTTGGGTTAGGATTAGCTCGCACAAGTTGGGACGGCATACTGCCCTGCGCTCCCAGCCGACGGCGAAGCATGCCCCAGCCGGTGTTGCCGACAAGAGGTTTATTAGTCGCGCGCATATTCTCGGGAATCTTCGGCGCAAAACCAAGCCGCTGGCGCGCCAAGTCTAGAACGATAAAGCCAGAATCTGCGTAGTCAGGGCTGCATTGCATTCGGAGCTTCATGAATTTCTTCGACTCCGCGTAGATCAGTTTGTCGGCACCTGTGGTGCCATATTTGCGTTGGCACATCTGAGTCGCCATCATGCCGGGAATATTCTTCAACTGCCCGGCGCGAAGATACTCTTTACCCGAATACCAAATCTCCGTAACCCGGTCGTAGTATCGCTTATCCGCCGGAGTAGGATCGGTGAAACTAACTGGTCGGTCGCTGGGAGCGCCGCCAAACATGACGCGGAGCATACCTCGGCCCCACACAAGGTCCATCACATCACAGAACGGGGAGCCAGCGCCAGTGGCATCGCACGCCGTGTTGACGATTTCGATGTTGCGCTTGACGCACTCGTCCATGAACAGCTTGCATATCTGCTGTGAGCGATTTTCTACTTCCAATTTCCGAACATCTTCCACCAGTTCGATTTGCTCGCCATAACTGAGCGTCAGGAGCCCAGCGGTCGAGTAACCGATTGTGGCGAGTGTCATAATCGACTTATCGCCGCCATTCGTGAAGCCGGGGTCAAGGCCCGCGCACTGCACGATTGGGCGCTCGTCCCAAACCACCGGCCCGTCGCCTTCATTCGCGATAATGTCCGGCTGGGTATAAATCAGGTCTTCCTCTCCGACAGGCGATGGAAAGCCGCGGATCATACGCCAAAAGCGTAAAGAGTTTTCGCCGCCCTCGGCTTTACGTGCCGCTTCGATTTGATCGGCCGTCGGTAAAAATGGATATAAAGTCTTGCCGGCAATAATGTTAGGAGATTTCATGGCGTCGAAGTGCATCGACACGCCGTGCTCAGACTCCCAGCGATAGCTCTCGACGTTGATTTCTCCCCAGCCTTTCTTCGGCTTCCAAAGCTTCGCGAATGGGTCGAAATAGCCGGGCGGGTTGGCAAGGCCGATAAATTGGTGCTTCGGGTTGGTGCACAGGTTTCCGCCCGGTAGGGCATATTCCAAGATCGCCTCGGTGAGTTCTGACAACTCATCGCCGACGATGATGACTTCCTCGTTGTGCATACCGATCAGTTTACCGACGGCCTCTTTCGCCTTCGAGCGTTCCGCCGCAATCAACGCCAAGCTGCTTTTGTCAGACGACACAAACGTCGGGGAAACGTAGCGAATCACGTTCAACGACGCCATGACTTTGAGAGGCAGCGCCGGGACCGCGTTCACCAAATCCGTCATAGAGCCCCAGATACGACGCTTGGCCGCCGGGATCGAGGTTGAGAGGACGCCGCCGAGAATCTTGCGCGCGTTCGCGAGATACTTAACTAGCAGCCACAAACCCGCGGTCTCTGATTTAGTCGTGCCACCACCGCCGCCGAAGGCTGCGTAGGAATAATGGCACAATTCTTCAATCATATCCTCGCTCCATGGGTTGCGGACGAAAATTTTTGTGCGGTTGTTTACGACGTTCTTTGGGCCCCAAACCATTTCGACGACCTTCCAAAAGTGTTCGGCTTGGCCGAGGCCGCCCTTGTCAACGGGGTGCGCGATCCGAAAGCAATAAAGCTCTTGGTCGAGGCGACTCCACTTGGGCGAGAACTTTAGCTCATACCGCTGATTCGTCTGTTCTGTAGGCATCTGCGAGGTTGCAGCTTACTCTGAAAAATAATTGTTGCAACTGTTCATCGAGTCTGTCATTGTCGGAAACACAAATGATTGCTATCGATCCCGGTGCATCTGGCGGAATGGTTTCAGCAGGACTCGCTCTCATCGCGACTTCCATGCCGAAAACCGAACGCGATATTGTCGACTTCATCAAGTCTGACTCTAACGGGATTCATGCTACCGCTTATCTCGAAGATCTTGTGAAATACACGGGCAGTAATATGCCTTCGTCGAGCATGGCGGTGTATGCCTCAAATTGGGGCATCATCAAAGGTTGCCTACTTACTCTCAACTATCGAATCGTATTGGTGCCGCCAAAGAAGTGGCAAGCTGCCCTCGGTCTCGGCTCCGCAAAAGGATTAACAAAAACACAATGGAAAAACAAACTGAAACAGAAAGCACAGGAACTCTTCCCCCAGCTACCGGTAACTCTTTCGACGGCGGATGCCCTCTTGATCTACGAAGCCGCCCGCCGCAACTTGTTAGGTTAAAAGGCGATAAGATTTTATTCATCGGCGGGCCGTATGATGGGCAGAGAAAGTGCCTGCCGAGAAACAATTATCCGATGACTCAAATCCACGGCTACGTGCCGCATGGCAACAATGCCGCCATTGACTCCGCGTGTGGAATCACCACCATCGACTATAACGTCGAACGGATTCGAGACGGTCACGGTAACTACTACGAAGTTGCAGTAGACCCGAAAATCAAGAATCTCATCGAAGCCTTAATGAAGGGCTACCATTATCATCGCAGGGATGCAGGGTTGCGGGGCTGCAGGCGCTCACGCTACTAAAAATGAGTGGCGAGGCAGGAAAAGGATTCCGCGGTGGACGGCCGGTGAACCAAAAGGTTTACGGACCCAACTTCGATTTTATTAACTGGCATAAAGGTAAACAGGTCACACTCCCATGCGGATGCGCCGGAGATAAAGACGGTCCTGTGTTCTTGTGCCCTACCCACAGAAGTAAATGAACGAGACTGCAAAAGCAATGCGCCGTCGATATGTCGAGGACGCGACCGGAATCTTCCCTTGGATGAAGATATTCAGGGGCAAAGGAATTGACGTAGGCTGCGGCCCCGACAAACTCCCATTCGCGGATTGCCGCGGGTTTGATCTATCCGACGGCGACGCGAACCTCCTAGCCACCTATTTTGTGGAAGGAGAGTTCGACTACCTTCACGCATCCCAATGTCTTGAACATATGATCGACCCTAAGCTTGCACTGCAGACTTGGGCACAGGTAGTCAAACCCCGCGGATACATCATCTTCACCGTTCCAGATTGGGTGCTCTACGAGGGCTGCAAATTTCCTTCCCAATATAATCCCGATCATAAGTCCACGTGGTCGATGCTCTACAAAAAGAGCAACGCCCCTATTCATGTCCATGTGCCAACTATGATTCGGGAAGCTTTGCCAAAGGCCGAAGTAATGCGGGAGATGTTGATCGACAACAACTATAATTACAATATCGGCACATCAGTAGATCAAACCTTTGACGAGTCTGATGGAGTAGAAGCTTTCATCGAAGTCGTTCTTCGACTTCCGCCCAAATCTAAATGAGTAGATCAACTTACCTTCCCGCCGTAATAGTTCGCTGTGACGCACAGGCTGTGCAAGTAGACCGTTTGGTTCGACATTGCCGCGAACTTGACGGCACTGAATTAATCGTGATTGAAAATCCCGACAAGAGTGTGGCCGATAAAGGCTCATTCGAACTCAATCAGATTGCCGCGAACGCCCTGCATCTGGCATTGACCCAAATGAAGGGCCGTCCGTTCATTTGGTTAGAGGCTGATTCAATTCCGCTTCGCTCAGGGTGGCGAGCAGCTATTTCCGCTGAATACAAGAAGGTTGGAAAACCGTTTCTTCTACCTGACATGACTCGGTGCGCGAAGGAAGATATGGCTTCCGGCATCGGCGTTTACCCCGGCGATTCTCATTATCTAATTCCCAAAGGATTCCCTACTCACGGTTGGGATGCGTGGGTTGAAAAACATTTGCAGCCGGTGATTGGGCGATCGCGGCTGATTCAACATCGTTACGGCAAATATTTCATGGGCGACGCCGTTCCGTGGGAGTTCCCACGCGACAAATCCATTCTTGACCCCGACGCCGTGATATTTCACAAAGACGGCGCACAGTCTCTAATCGACTGCTTTAGCCCTTCACCGTATGCCCTCGACTTTGCGACCGTAACCGGCCGTAAACCCGAAGCGCCTTTGTTCCGGCACGCCGGAGATATTGGCGATGTGATCGCTGCGCTTCCCATCTTTCGTGCAATGGGCGGCGGAAACTTGCTGCTTTTCCACGACAAGGATGCGAAACCTGGAATGGCGCCGCGCGAGTCGATGGAAGGTAAACGCTTCGAAGCTATCAAGCCCCTACTCGAAGCTCAGCCATATATTTACAGTGTGGAGTGGGGCACGGGAGTCTCAACCAAAGGATTCCGCGAAGTCCTGCGCCCCCGCTTCGAGAGCCTCACTGAGCGGCAGGCCAGACATATCGACCAATGGCCGGTTGACCTTTCCCCATGGCTCACTGTGCCCGGCGACGTGCAGCCCACCGATCGGGTAATCTGCTGCCGGTCTCCGAGATACCACAACCAATATGCGTTCCCATGGAAAGCCGCGGCGGAAGCTTACGGTAACCGACTTCTTTTCATCGGTTTGCCAGACGAACATTCTGCGTTTGAAGGGATGCTGGGCTGCAGGGTTGAACACGCCAAGACGGAAAACTTTCTTGAAATCGCCCGCATCATGGCCGGAGCAAGACAGGTGATCGCCAATCAAAGCTCCCCATTATGGGTCGCGATGGGGCTCGGCAAAAAGGTGATCGTCGAAGGATGCTATCATTGCCCCAATACCGAGATTCCGCGTCCCGGTAGTTACTGGGCTTATTCACCCGAGCAAAACGAAGTCGTTCGCCAAGCGTTCGCGGCCGTGGCGCGCAAATGAAGAAACAGCTTTATCCTGAGCAGGTAGCGCACGCGGGCCTGCTGGCAAAATCCATTGAGCGCAATAACCATGCTCTCGACGGAAGCTCAACCGGCTGCGGCAAGACCTTGATCGCTTGCTCATTGCTCGCGCAATACAAACGCCCCGCGCTGGTAGTCGGCATGAAAAGCACCCTGCCTATGTGGGAGCAGGAAGTCAGGCAAACTTTAATCGACGCGAAGGTGAAGCCAAAAGACTGGCCCAAAGTTGGCGTCATCAATTATGAGAAGCTTCGCCGCGGCAGCGCGCAGTGGGGCGATTGGATCCGCAAGGGGCAGTGGCAGTGGAACCTGCCGAAAGATACCATCATCGTGTGGGATGAATTCCAAAACTGTCAGGGAATGAACACCCTCAATTCCAAAATGATGATCGCAGCGAAACCCTACACGAATATCCTGCTATCCGCCACCGGCGCCGAGGATCCGACAGATATGCGTGCCAGCGGCTACATCCTTGGCCTGCATGGGTTACGCGACTATTGGCAGTGGTGCCGTAAAAATGGGTGCAACCCGAACCAATGGGGCGGGCTCGAGTTTGAGGGCGGCGACGAGATAATGGACCGCATTCACAAATACATTTTCCCCAACCACGGCAGCCGCCTCACGCTCGAAGACATGAAGGCGCACTTCACCGAGACCCAAATTGTTACCACTCCGCTGAACTTCGGCGAGGAGATTGAACAGATTTACGAGGAGATGGCGAAGGAAATCGCCAAACTCGAAGAGATTATGACCAGCGACTCCGATCACCCGGCGGCGCAAGCCCTGATCGAGAAGCTGCGCGCGCGGCAGCGGGTGGAGTTTTTGAAGGTCCCGACCATGATCGAAATGGCTGGCGACCTAATCAAAGAGGGGCGCAGCGTGGTGATTTTCGTCAATTTCCAAGAATCTATCAATGCCATTCGCGAGCGGTTCCCCGGCTCGTTGGAAATCAGTGGCCGCGTGACCGGGCAGCCACGGCAGGACGCGATCGCTGCGTTCCAAGAGAACCGGTGCAAGTTGCTCGTCTGCAATTCTCAGGCCGGGGGCGTCAGCCTAAGCCTACACGACTTGGATGGTAACCATCCACGCACCGCGATCATATCGCCCGACTGGAACTCCAAACGTATTCTACAAGTGCTGGGCCGCGTGCACCGCGCCGGAGGCAAGTCGAACACCCAGCAGCACGTTTTGTTCGCCGCTGGCACCGTCGAGGTTCAGGTGGAGAAAGCTGTGCGCCGCGGGATGGAGCGCATCGGAATCTTCAATGACGGGTTGAAAAACGATTACGGAGATGGAAATCCTGTTATTATTGCACCACCGGCGCCGAAAATTATTATTCCGGTTCCGACCACAACCCCCAACATTGGCTTGTCAGAAAAAGTGATATGTTTTTCCGACAATTCTATTGCATTTAATCAGCCTTTACGCGACAATAAACCCACAATGACGGATGAGAAACCAGTGCCCGCGGAGTCTCTCGAAGAGCCAGCACACGCCGAGTTCAGCCCCTCAAGTCTCTCGATGTTCGAGAAGTGCCCCGGCTGGCGCAACCGAAACGAAACCACTCCCCAATCGGAAGCGGGCACCCGCATCCACAAGGCGTTAGAGAAGAACGATATTGAGTCTCTACCGAATGACGAGGAGAAAGCTGTCGCCCAGTCATGCCAAGATTTTATGGATTCCCTCATCGCGGAGCGCGGAGTTCCAGACACAGACCATCGCGAAGTTCGCCTCTATATCGACCTTGGCGCTGAGCTAAAAACTTTCGGAACCTGCGATCGACTTATGACGTGGGGCAAACTCGGTATCCTAACGGACTACAAATCGGGCTACCGACTAGTCGCCGACGCCGAGGAGAATGCGCAGGGATGGTCTTACATCATCGGCACCTTCCAGCGGCCGGATATGGCTCACTTGGAAGAAGTCATCATTTACTTTCTTATTCCCAACCGCGACGAGATTTCGAGCGCAGTGTTCAAGCGCAGCCAACTCCCGGCGATGCAGCTTCGGTTGAACACCATCGTTCGCCGCGCCATGGCCGACAACGAATCGCAATACAACCCGCAGCCTGAGTTATGCGAGTATTGCGCCAGACAGGAGACTTGCCCGGCTCTCGCGTTGAAGGCTCTCATGATTTCCAAGCACATTGCAGCAGGGCTGCCTGTGCCAGCAAACGCCAGTGTGTCGAAAGACCGTCCGGCGGACATTCCGCAGTTGCTCCGGCTCGCGCCTCTCATGGAAGCGTGGGCGACGGGCGTGCGCAAAGAGGCGCTCAGACTGCAGATGGAAGAAGGCGTAGACGTTCGTGGGTTCAAACGTATCGAACGCTCCAACCCTCGTTCCGTCAACTCTGTAATCGGCACATGGAAGGTTATCAAAAACAAAGGCGTCAGCCTTGAAGATTTTTTGGACGCTTGCGGCAGCGTAAGCATCCCCAGTTTAGAAGAACTTGTCGCGTCACTAGCGGTGCGCGGTCAAAAAGGACCTGCAGCCAAGCAGTTCATCAACGACCTGCGCACCGCGGATATTCTCAATGAAGGTGGAAAATCGTTCTACCTGAAAGAGCAGAAAAAGTAACCCAAACCAAATAGAGAAAGGTAATGAAAACCAAATAAGATATGGCAACCACATCATTCAAACCCAGAGTAGCAAAAGCAGACCCGGCCCCTCAGGCCGAACCCGCGTCCGTGGACAACGGCGGTCTTACCCGCGTGAGCGAGGAGACCACAGATAGCAAAGCAGTCGCAGTCCGTGAGGACCGCGCACCGGCTTTAGCTAATGGCGATCAAGCTTTCGCCGGAGCATGGGATCGAGACGACATTCGCTTGCCACGAATCAACCTCGTCCACAAAACCTCAGATAACGAACTGATCAAAAAGTTCGGCATCGGCGGTTTCTGCTTCAACAAGGAAGTGAAACTCAGCGACGGTGAAGCGCCAGGCATCACGGTTGTAGCAGTTCGCGCAGCCAAGGATTATGTCCAAAAACTGCCATACGGCTCTCCGGAAATGCCAGCGGTATTCAAGAACGCTGACGAAGTCGAAGCCAATGGCGGCTCTTTGAACTACAAAGACGCCGACAGCGGTAACTTCTTCGGCCCGCGCGCGCACATCCAACTCCTGATCGCGGCTCCGGAAGGCGCCAGCGATGCGGACTTGGCGTTGTTCCCTTACGACTTCAATGGCAAGGCGTATGGCTTCGCGATCTTGACGGTAGCGTCGAGCGCATTCACGAGCGTCGGCAAAGAACTGGCGACCCTCTGCAACAACAATAAGGTCATGCGTAAAGGGATGCGTTACGGCGCCCTCGCACTGACGAGTGAGATTCGCAAGAATGCGAAGAACTCGTGGCACATCCCGGTGATTAAGTTCACTGGCGAGAATGACGCGAAGCTCGTCGAGTTCATCGAAGGCTTACTGGCCTAATTCAAACCCTGCGCCTGCACTGCGGGCGCAGTCTTGAATTATGAACATGTCCAAAAAGATCAATATCACAGGCGACTTCGTCGACTTCAAGAGAGTGTGGTCTGACGACGGCCAGAACCTTACCGCTGAAATCGGCGGCCAAACCACCAAAGGAACGTTCGTGAAGGTCAACGTCAAACTTAACTTCGATTGCTTGGCATACATCATGCCCGGCGTCAAAAAAGCATGGGAGACCGAGCGCGAAATCAGACAGGGCGCTATTCAGTCCATCGACAAAGCTCTAGGAATATGAAACTAATCGGATTGGTAGGACGCAAGAGCGTCGGAAAAGACACGGCAGCCATGGTGCTCACGCAGCAGGGCTACCAGATTGCAAAGTTCGCGGGCGGGCTGAAAGCCATGATCGCGGGATACCTCGCATACATCGGCGTGCCGGAAGACGCTATTAAGGCGATCATTGAAGACTACCGGGTGAAGGAAACTCCAAGTGGCTACTTCGGCGGCAAAACTCCGCGCTATGTCATGCAGACCCTCGGCACCGAATGGGGCCGTGACCTAATCGCCCCGCAACTATGGGTGCAATCCTGCCTATGGCACTGCGAAAGTCTTGGCAAAGCCGTCATTACAGACGTGAGGTTTCCCAACGAAGTTGCCGCGGTCAAAGAACAAGGCGGCACAGTAATACGCATTGTGCGTAACGCATCACGCGTAGACAACCACGCCTCAGAAAATTTTATAGATTCCCTTGCAGTTGATCACGAAATCAGCAACAATGGAACCATCGACGAGCTTCATCAGAAGCTTTTAACCATAGTGAAAGGACAATAACATGGACGGAACAAATAAATATGACGACACAGCCAAAGGCGGATACTCCTACGCGGAGAAGCTTGAGGCAGTAGCGGCGGGCAATATGGCCCCCGAAGAAATCGGATTGGCAAGCGCCGAGGAAGCCCAGCTTCAAATAGTGCCGGACGAGAAAAAGAAACCGGTATTCGGAACGACAATGATGTTCCGCGCTGGTGTGGTTCCTCTGGAACTGCGCGCGTTTTGGGCAGAGCAGGAATACAAGCAGGAGCGTAAGATCGTTTCTGCCGACTCCACCTTCGACAAGGATGCGTGGATGAAAGAGCACGAGAATGAATTTCCAATTCAAGGCGATCTGATCTGCGGACAGGCCGCGGCCAAGTTTTCTCGAAATTTCAAAGACCCGATTCTCGGAATGTGCCAGATGCTCCGCGTAGCAGCGGACATGTTGGAAATGAAATATACGGAAACCGACGCGCCACAAACGCCCGCAACCGAACAGCAAAATGAATCACCGGCTCAAACTCAGTAGTCGTAAACGCGACCGGACATTCTACACACCGAAGAAAGCCGCCCCAAACTCGGGGTTGACCGATCGGTATGGCAGAATCTACGTCACTGAGGCATCGGGCGCGATTCGCCTGATTAAAGATATTCTAACTGGCCCCGACGATCCGCGTCGGCGCAACTAATCTGGAATGCGCGCGAATGGTGTGCAGGCCGCAAGGCCCAGCGAGATGCTGCAACGGGTTCCTAGCTACGGTTTGCTGTCCGTGGCTTGTCTCATAGACCCTGTGAAACACGTGCGCATTCCTTCACTTTTATGAAAAATTATGCAATCGATTACGAAACGTTCTACTCCAAGGAGTATTCCATCAAGGACCTTGGAAACTGGGCTTACGTCCACCACCCTGAGTTCGACGCTTACATGTTGGCGGTCTCATGTGAAGAAGGAGACTGGGTGGGCAGGCCATCGGATTTCAATTGGGAACTTCTCAGAGGCCAACGTGCAATCGCTCATAATGCCGGATTCGAACACGCAGTAACCACCCGGCTCATCGAGCTTGGAATTATCCCTTACGTGGAGTTCGGCGACTTCGTCGACACCGCGGACCTTGCGGCCTACCTCGGCTTTCCGCGCAGCTTAGCGTCCGCCGCCAAAGGATTGCTAGGCGTGGCCGTCGATAAGACCACCCGCGCGACCATGTGCGGCCAAAAGTGGGATGAGATGACGCCCGACTTCCAAGCCGAAGTAACCGCTTACGCTGGGGAAGACTCCCACCTTGAGCTTCGGCTCTGGAATGAACACGGCCACCGCTGGCCGGAAAACGAACAACTAATTTCAAAACTCACTCGCGAGATGTGTTGGCGCGGGCTACCTATTAGCATACCGCGTATTGAGGAAGGTATTGGAATACTCAGCGCCGCGTTGAACCGCACCCGCGATCGCATCCCGTGGATGAAACCGACGGGCAATCCGAAGATCGACAAGAAAAAGAGGCCAACCTCTCCCAAAGAGTTCAAAGCCGCCTGCCACAATGCAGGAATCGAGGCGCCTTCATCATTGGCGAAAACCAGTGAAGAATTTGACGCATGGTTGAAAGAACATGGCGCGAACCTTCCGTGGGCCCGAGCGGTCGGCGAGATGCGCTCGCTCAACATGAAGTTGAAGAAACTCGAGACCATGCGGACGCGCGCGAATGGCAGCATATTGCCATACTCGCTCAAATACTGTGGCGCCCATACTCTGCGCGACTCAGGTGACGCCGGTTTCAACCCGCAGAACCTGGACCGATTGCCGATGTTCATTACGACCGAGAAGATCGTGACGGACGACACCGAGATTAAAGATTTCATGGTCATGCGCAAAGCAAATCAGATGCCCGCGGACGTGGGTGTGATCGACATGCGCGGCATGCTCGAAGCGCCAGAAGGAAAGATCTTCGGCGTCGTCGATTTGTCAGCGATTGAACCGTGCGTCATCGTTACCCTCGCAGGCGACTATGCGATGGTCGCGATGCTCAAGGCCGGAATGGACCCGTATGAGGCGCAGGCGCGCGCAGACGGCGAGTTCGGTGGCGAGGGCACTCTCAAAGATTTCGACAAGGAAAACGGCACCCAACTTCGCCAATATAACAAGGTCAAAGTCCTTGGTTGCGGATACGGCGCTGGGCCTGAGAAGGTGCAGTTTATTGCAAAGACAATGGTCGGGCTCGATTTGGAGTTCAACGTCGTTGCGGCACTGGTCTCCAAATTTCGCTCGCGCGAGTTCATCCCGAACTTGTGGAAGCGGCTCGAATGGGATATGCGCCAATCCACCGGCGGCGATTATCAGATGGTTTTGCCAAGTGGCAGGGCTATGCTCTACCGCGACGTTAAGACGTGCGGGGGAATCACGGCGGTCATTCCGCGCAACGGCGTATTCATGCGCCTCGGATTCTGGGGCGGAACGCTAGCAGAGAACGCGACGCAGGCGGCAGCACGCGACGTATTCATGGATCGAGTGATCGCCGTGAATGCCGAGAACTACGACATTCGCCTCCGAGTGCATGACGAAATCGTCACACTACTCGACGAGGAAGTGGCCGAATCAGATTTGAAAGTCATCACAAACATCATGGGAACCTCCCCGGCTTGGTGGCCTGAGCTACCGGTGCGCGCGGAAGGTCACCTCTGCAAGATTTACCACAAATGATCTGTGACGTTATTAATGGCAGCTTCGAATTGGTCGGCGGAATCATGACTTGGTTCAACGTCCGGCGGCTGCTCAGAGACAAGAAGGTCCGCGGGGTCGACTGGCGCATCGCCGGATTCTGGTCCTCGTGGAGCATCTGGAACATCTTATACTACCCGCTGCTCAATCAGCCTATGTCGTGGTTGGCCGGGTTAGTGTTAGCAGTTGGAAACTTGGCGTGGCTTGGCCTCGCCTACATTTACAGAAACGCATAATATGATCGAACAACCTGATATTGAAAAACCTCAAGACTACTTGAAAGACCGGATTCCGGAGCCGGTTCTCGGCGGGTGGTTCACAACCTATTCCGGCAAGAAGTGGTATATCCTTGAGCCACGTCCGGAAGATGTAAACATCAAAGACATTGCCCACGCGCTCTCGCTCATCTGCCGGTTTGGTGGGCATTCTCGAAATCACTACTCGGTAGGCGACCACTCAGTAATGTGCCGTATTCGGGCAATCGAACTTTGGCCGACGGACTGGATGCTACAACTTCACATCCTTCTCCATGACGCCTCCGAAGCATACATCGGCGATATGGTTCGCCCGATGAAGGAAACAATGCCTGCTTTCAACGCTCTCGAAGACAAAACTCAGACCGCGATCTATATCGGGCTTGGGTTGCCAAAACCGACTGACGCTGAATATACTAAGATCAAGCGAGTCGACAACGAGCTTCTCATGGCCGAGCGCCGGGATATTATCAACAACGGCGGTCACGAATGGAACATTCCAGCCGAAGCATGGGATTTTCCGATTGGGTCTATGACTCCTGAGCAGTCCGAAAGCGCCTTTCTAAAGATGTATGGATTCCTTCGCTGGGCAGTTGGCCAGTCCGCGTCTCGTTAGCTCTAAGTAGTTAGCTCTGAGTCGTTAGCAATGAGTCATCCACTTGAAGATCTATGGGGAGAGAGCGCGAGCACTATACTCGATGCCATTTACTCATCGGGTGGTTACACTCAGCGCAGCGTCCGTGGAGTATTAGGCGAGCATTTGTTTAAGCCAATCCTCGTCGCTACCATGCCCGAATGGATAGTTGCTAAGGGTGACGGCAAAGGTGCAGTCGATTATAGTCTATCGCGTGGAGACGAAGAGCTTTTTATTCAGTGCAAGGTAATGCGATCCCAGAAGGGCAAGCCGTTGTATAAGGATGGCTGCCCTGTCGTCGAATGCCAGAAAACCAACGGCAAGGTTAAAGGCACCCGCACATACAAGCAAGACCAGTTCGATATATTAGCCGTTAGTTTGTGGCCTATCTCGCAGAAGTGGGATGATTGGGCCTATTGCTGTGCATACCATTTAGAACGCCAACCCCGCCGAGCGCATGAAATTAAACCCATGCAGTCGATTGACCTGCCACATGGATTATGGTCGAAGGACCTTAGGGTTATAGTTAGCAGGGCTGCAGGGAAGCGGGCTGTCAGACAAACTCAGCGACTTTTCAAAATATGACCAAAGCAACCGACCCAATCCTCCAAGGCATCCGCGACGAACTGGATTCGCTCGACGAACAAATTGTAAAGCTCCTCGTGAAGCGTCACGCGGTTGCGGCCAATTGTTTGAAGTGGAAGCACGACAACAACCTCCCGCTTCACGCGCCCGAGCGTGAGTGGAGAATCACTCAGCGTGCGATTAGACTTGCACATGAACTGGATTTCCAGGAAGATGACTTCATTAGAGCGATTTACTGGCTGATGCTGGCGAATCCGTTCAAAAAATATTATGCCCACCACTACTGGGTCGAAACAGCATGACCGAGAAGCTATTCCCACATAAGGACTGCCCGACCGCCGGAACTGGATGCCATTCGTGGCTCTATTACATGGCGCACAAGGTGAAAAAGCACGGCGTCTCAGACGAAGTGGCGATTCCTTATATCACCGAGCGTATGTCGCGCCCGCCTGCGCCGCCGATGGAAGTCGAGCACGCGCTGGATGCGGCCCGCGGTGACGCCGGAACCCGAGTTACCCAACGGTGGCCGTCCAAGAGCTTCAAGCTCGTCCAAGAGATTTTCAAGAAACGGATCCCCGACTGGAAGCCCTTGCCGATTGACTGCGAAGAGGCAATAGACCGTTTGTTTCCCGGCAACCCACTTCTATGCGTCGGGCAAGCCTCATTCAATTTTTGCACCCGGCCCCGCGAAGCCCTGCGTGGTAAGCTAGGAATGCGCGCGCTCATTGTTCCCTCCCCGATGAGCGAGCGGTTCGGCTACACGCAGGCAGCGCGCCGGGAACTGGAACAGGGCAAGAAGTTCGTCAGAAAGAGCGAGCACTCGCTTGAAAACACCGGGCCGCGCCACTACCTTATCACCGAGTGGGATTGGGGGACGCCCGACAAACACATGCTCCTAATCCGCTACCTCGCACAGTTCTGGCCTCTGGCTTGCGTCGTTCACAGCGGCGGCAAAAGCACGCACGGCTGGTGGGATGTGCGAAACATTGATGAACAGAAGGTTAAAGATTTTTTCATGTTGGCCGCCGAGTGTGGCGCCGACACACGACTATGGCTGCGAAGCCAGTTCTGCCGGATGCCGGGCGGAACCCGTGACAACGGCAAACGGCAGGAGATACTTTACATAAACCCAAAACTATGAGCATTCTAGGAGACGACGATTCTCAAGATCAATTCGCGGCTGAGGGCGGATTTGCCCCCATGACCGACAACCCAAAAGAGGCCAAAGCATCCAAGTCCGCCCAGAAGGAAGCGATGAAAGCGGAGCAGGACCAGCAAGCGCGCGAGGCTTTGCAAACGGCGCTTCGCGACCTACATATGCATTTCGACGGCGAGAAGTATTGGTCGAAGCTGGAAGATGGGCGATGGGTCTCCGACACGGCGGCGAATGCGGCCGCGAATGTGCGGCAGGACTTCAACCTCTACAAACCGGACTACGTCGAGCAGGTGCTTCACCGGGTCCGTAAGAACAGCCGCATCGACGGCGTCTTCCCCTATATCCATAACAAGCAGGAGATTATGCGGGAAGAAGGCGGCACCTTCCTCAACATTTCCCGGCGGCAGGTCATTGCTCCCGCACTCGAGCCCGGCGAGTTCACGTGGCTGCAAACCTATTTCGACAACATCTTCGATCCAGCCCAGCCGATCCAACGCGATCTGTTTCTGGCCTGGTTCCAGCGGCTGTATAAGTCGTCCCTCGAAGGCAACCTGTTGGCTGGCCAAGCCGTGATTATCGCGGGGCCGACCGGCACAGGCAAGACGCTGATGAACTACAAGATCATCGGCGCGGCGCTGGGCGGCCATACAGATGCGGCCGAGTATCTGCTGGGCAAGACTGCGTTCAATAAGGAAGCGGCCGAGACCGCGGTGTGGTGCGTCGACGACAACCGCGGCGGCGCCACATGGGAGAAGCACGACGAGTTCGCGAACGCCCTCAAACGTTACGTGGCCAACCCCAAGATTCCCTATCACCCGAAGTTCTGCGATGCCACAACCGTCACATGGCGGGGCCGAATCGTCGTCACCTGCAACTTGGACGAGAAGTCGCTTTCTATTCTGCCGGAACTGGACGACTCGATCGTCGACAAACTGCTGTGGTTCAAGACTTCATCATTCCGACCGGACTTCAAAGACGTGGAAGCCGTAATTGAACGTGAGCTTCCTTTCTTCCTGCGCTGGTTGATCGACTGGGCACCACCCGCCGACGTGATCAAAGGCGATGAGCGGTTCCGGATCCTGCCCTACCAGCACCCCGACTTGGTTGCCGCGGCCCGAACGGCCAGCGCCGACTATCAACTTTCTGAGATGCTCCGGATCGCGATCCACAAGTCGATCATCAACGACAAGAAAGAAGTCGAACGTTGGATGACGGCGTCGGAGATTCGCGAGTGCCTCGATATTGAGGGGCTGCGTGGGTCGCTCGCCAAATTTGCCAACAATCGGCTGGGTATCGCCCTGTCCAAATTGTCGGAAACCGAAGATACCAAGCACCTTGTCCGCGGCGTCCGCCGGATCAAAGGGTTCAAGCAGTACCTTCTGACCCTCGACAAGACCGCGTGGCTGTAGCCACCACCGAAAAGGGTAGTGGCTACCTTAACCACCACCAAGCCCACTTTCGTCGCAAGTGCTTTTAACGAATGGCCTTACGTGTATTTTGGGCACAAAACAGTGGTGGTAGCCAAATTCAAACCCTTCCGGCCGGAAGCTTGATTTTGAGCATAATATGATTATTTTTTTTTTCCAATGGAAGAAATAAGAAATGCCACTACCCACTACCTAAATCGAGAAGCCCTGCAACCCTGCTACATTCTACGCAATACCTATGATAAACGTTACCAAATTACAGGGCTGCAGGGCTTTAGGGAAGTAGGTGCCTAAGCAGGCAGTTACTCAGGGTGTCAAAATGGCACACTTCTTATATTTGCTGTTCGCGAATATCGAATATGAGAGGATTTGTAAAGGTTTCCGACGCTTTTCTTGAAACACTGTGGAGTTGGTGTCCGAATGCGCCAGTTTCTTCCGAATCGCGCCATTAATCCCGCCATTGTGTCGCGATTGGATGACGAGAGCCGGAGACAGGCTTCGAACCCGTGACCGTCGGTTTACAAAACCGCTGCTCTGCCGACTGAGCTACACCGGCTCTCGTCGCCCTTAGCCGCCCTTCGCGTCTTTGCTCGGGAGGATATATTTGATCACAGCCGCAATCGCTTGCCCCGCCTTGTGGAGAGGATTTGCTTACGCCGGAACCGCCGCGACCATACTCGCAGCCACTAAACCGATCGTGATAAGTTTCTTCATGAGCAGCAGCCTACTCCCCGCCCGGCGCCGCGCAACTACTAATTTCTTGAAAAATAGTAATTGGGGCGTATGCTCCCGGCCTATGGCAGCTATTGTAACCCGCCCTGTGTGGCAACTGCTTCTGGCGATCTACCTGATCCTCGTTTGCGTCAACGCCTTCGTCGGCCTTGGGTCCGCGGCAATTATTGTCCCGATCCTCGCCGGTCTCGCTGGCCTCCTGATGCTTGTTGGAAAGTAACCCGTGAAGCTCAAACTTATTTCTGAGGCCGGGCTCGGCTTAGCCCTGCTCTGCGCCCTCGTTGTAGTCCCGATTCTTCAACCGAAGCCCTATCGCCCGACTGGGCCGGACCCTGATGCCGACTCGCCTATTGTCATTTTACAGAGAATTGACGCAGACTCCGTGCAATGTAAGGCCAAGCCGACCTGTGTTTGGAAACGACACGGCGATGGGCACACTGCAACCTTTCATCTCGAACTTACTACCGTATGCCCGGCCGCTGGCGCCGACAAAACTTACGTTTCTCGCGAGGCTACCGTTGATGCGGCCAAGGACCAATCCGGTGAGGTTGGCGCGGCCCTTCTCGTGATGATGGCGAATGAAATCGTCGCGGCGGCTGGGAAAGACGGATTCGAGATGACTCCTAAAGCCTTGCTGCAGAGTTGCAACATGGAAGAAGTGAAGTAATATCCCTCATGCCTGCTGAGAGCCAAGCCCAACGTGGATACCTGAATGCAAGATTCGGTCACGCATGGGTTAAGAAACATCATTTCGATAACAAGGGTGCTCTCCCCGCTCACGTCAAGCCAAAGCCGCGTAATCAACACGGCATCGGCCATTGACTAGGGCAGTAGCTTAGCGGCTAGAGCATCTGGTTTGGGGCCAGGGTGGCGTGAGTTCGAATCTCACTTGCCCTAGTCAGCGGCCTAATAATCCATCCCGCACACGAACGCGCGAGCAATTATCTTGAGAATCTTGCGCCGGTTCCTGCGGTGCTTCCGGCTTTCCTCGCCGAGCAGCCTCATCATCGCGGGCATCCTTGTGGCCCTGTGATACTTCATCGCCAATCGGTCGTTTGCGTTTGCCCAGCCTTGTCCCGCCCACTTCATTTCGCGGTAGCTGGCGCCGAGGCGCGGGTGCCACAGGTGAAGGATTTGGTTGCGAGTCGATTTGTGCTTGGCGTAAAGGGTGTCCAGAGACCGGAGCAGAGCCACATCCTCGCCGCCCCAGCCAACGAAGCGTTCGTCGAACCCGCCGAGAATGTTGTAAGCCTCGCGGGGAAACATCATAATCATCGCGCCATACCGGTGCCCGTAACTGGCTTTGGTCGTGCTCTCAACATCGCATGCGTCCGGCGGTGTCGGAAACTTGTATGGGAACTTCGGCGCAGAGCCTAGCACTTTCAAAGTAGCGGCCTCAGTCAGCCGATACAGCTTTCGGTAAGGAACGAACCACAGTCGGTTGCCTTCTTTCTGCTCCTCGATGATGCGGTCGGCGCACCTATCAATCACGTCAGCGTCGATATAAGCGTCAGCGTCCAAGATCACGAGGACTTTACCGTTGGCCCGGCGAGCGGCTCGGTTCATCGCGCGCGTCTTGCAGAAAGGATTCCCTGCAGCCCTGCCGATGATAATCTCGCAGTCAGGCAGCGCGTTGCGCATATACTTAATCACCCAGCGTAAGATTTTGCGCCGATACTTGTCACGCCCATGGAAGGGAATGAGCAAGCTGATCTTCGGCCGCCGGAGCTTGTGCTTATCTAAAATAGTTTTCCACATCTTCAAATACCTCGAACAGTTGGTGCTGTAGATCGCTGATCTTGTGCGGGTCGGCAGTCATCAAGACACCAGGTTGAAATTTCATCCCTACACTAGCATGATAATCCCTCCACTTAAAGTCTCCACCTTCTTGATGGGCGTGGGTGATCATTCGCGGCGCCAACTCGATCCGGCGAGGGATAATGAAAGCGTCGGCAACGATCGCTCCGTGAAGGGAAGAGGTTACGATCTTTTTGCACCGGCTGATTTCGCGAAGCACTTCCATCGGGTCTTGGGAAACGTCGATGATCCTCGGGTTGAATTTGGTGAACCGCGGGTCAAGAGCCAACGTCTTGTCGGTCCAGTGGGGCACGATGCCAAGGTCGTATTCCTTATCGCGGTAGCCTACCAGTTCGTCTGCGAGTAAGCCGGGGTCGGCCATAACCACATCCCTCTTCAAACCTTTGGCGGTAAGGGGCCCGCGCACGGCAAGAAAAGTAGCGTGAGGTAGGTCAATCACGGTGCTTTCGTGGAGCTTACCTACCCCGGCAACTACTCCGGTCCAGTTCTTAGGTAGATGCCCTAGAATGGATCCGATCACAACTAGCTCAGCTTCTTCTGGCTTCGCCCAAACAGACTCGAGATTTGCGAATCTTCGGAGCAACATGGTCGCCAGCCGGTCGCCGAAGTTTGGTTTGTCTTTCCAAAAATATGCTTTTACGGCGGCGTGGATCACAACATTTAGTGTATCACGGCTTCGTCCGCTTGCTGTGAAAAAGAAAAATTCTTGAAAAGTTTTTTGCCGGGGAGTAGATTTTCTCAGCCCGAAGTGGATTAAAGGCTGAACAGGTCCCAGCAGAATTGGACCCAACGGAGGTAATGAATGAAGAAAGTAATAATCGGAACTCTGTGCAGCGTGGCCCTAGCACTAGGCGCCTATGCGCAGACGAATGAGGTAAGCATCAAGCAAAGTGAACGCGGCCCAGCGATGGGTCAACATGAGCGGGTGCAAACCAAAACGGAAATGCGCGGGTCTCCCCGGCAAATCCATCGCATGCAGCGAGACCAAATCCGAGAAACCGCAGGTGAGAACCGGCGTATCGAGGAGCATGGAAACGCTGTAATTGAGCGCGGCCATCCACGGACTGAGGTGCGCTCGGAGCAGCGCGTTGAAACCCGCGGTGATCGGTTCTTCTTCTTCGGTGGGCGAGAGCTTCACCGTCGAGGCGACTTCGACCGTAACGACGTGCACTTCCGCATCGGATTCCACCCTCGATTCTGGTGGACCCAGCACTACACCAACATCGTATTGATCAACGGGTGTTGGTATTACGAGGACGGCGGGTTCTTCTATCCGGCATACGGATACGACCCTGATTGCAGTTACCCTGACCAAGTGATCTTCTCATTTGGCGACTAAGGGCGGCGGTTAGATAAGACGCGTAGTTGGCAGAATCTGTCAGCTACGCGTTTTTACTTCTAGCATAATTTGGCTAATTTGTGTATAATTCGCGCACCGGGATAGAGCAGCCTGGCCAGCTCGTCACGCTCATAACGTGAAGGTCGTGGGTTCAAATCCCACTCCCGGAACCAATTGTATGCGCTTTATACTACTGTTCTTATTGCTGGTCTCACGCTTGACTTACGCCGGTGATACCTACGACTGCATCAACTCGAAGGGTGACTACATCAATTACGGACCGCCCGCACCGCCGCGGAACACCTCAATCGTTGGCGCGATCGATTCCCGCCGATACGACCGGTGGCTCCCGATGTTGAGCCAAGAAGATGAACGCCGCCTGCTGTTTATACAGGCTGCTCGACTGCGCGAATACGCCATTCTTTATGCCAACCCCTGAACAACGCGATGAAGGCCGCCCCTGTGATTGGGAGCCAGAAGAACACGACCCGATTATGGTGGCCGCAATCAAGCGGCTTACTGATGAAGTTCAGCGATTGAAGCGTGAGGAACGCGAGAAGGCCATCAATGCCGTCTCGGAACAATGCACCTGCACCGCCCTTTTCACGAACGCCTTATGCCCAATTCACGGCCCAGCGTTCACTCGCCACCTCGAAAATAGAAAGTAACTATGCCCTCCCTCGTATCCGTATCCGAAGCAACCCGAGCCATTCAAAGCCCGTTGTTGCGCGCCATTGAAACCGTCGTCTCCGAAGAGATTGAAAAAGTCATCGAAGACGCGAAACGCAAAGTCGAGCAGAGAGTTCGCGGTGAAGTCGGTGCCATAGCCGCCCGTGTCCTTGAGAAGTTCAGCTTCGAGAGGCTGGGGCAGGAGTTAGTGATTCGTGTTGAATTCCCTGGCGCTAAGAGTAAGCTGCCGGGTGATCTGTAAACCCGTAACCCCGATCCTCGAATGCCCGGTTTGTCCGGCGACGTGGGATCTGGGAAAGGTAGGAGTTCGCGGGCTCGATTATCAAGTGCCGATGCATGTCCGAGTTCAATTTCGGGCACCGGCGATTCTCTGCGCGGGCTCGCACAAGAAGCTTCCGCTAACCTTTTACGACGCCGCGCCGTTGTCTCATGGCGAGCCACTGGCCTAACCGCCGGTGCGTGAACTGAGACAAGTTGGCTCCCTACGTTGGAGAGCGACTTTCTGTCTCACTGGCGATTAAGGTGTGACCGTAGCTCAATTGGCAGAGCCCTCGGTTGTGGACCTTGAGGTGCGAGTTCGATCCTCGTCGGTCACCCCTTAGTCGCTCACCTTCGGGTTTTTATAGGAAAAAATTTTTTAACCTCCCCTCATCACCTACACACCTGCACGTGCGGGGGCCCGCGGGGGTAGGGGTGGGTCTGCTTCTGGGAGCAGGCATAAGCGCGCTCGCGTGATGCCTGCGCATAATGCGCGGGAGATGGTCGAATGAAAATCACACGAACAAGTCCATCGCTCAAACAATCGAACATCAATCACGTGTGCGAGAGCGCACGTATGCACGGTCGAACACGCTCGCCTCATTGGAGTTGGAACGCCGAAGCAGAAGTCAATTCCCTACGGGAAAACCGGCACGATTTCAGAATGCCGAAGGCATTAGACCGGAAAGCCCAAGGCAAATGGGTGAACGAATACACGCCTAAGGTGCAGCCCTGCGACGGTGTAACCGTGACGCCTGTAAAGGGAAACAGGGTTGCATGGCTGAGTGAGGAACAAACTAAACGTTTCAAAATCACAATCACGAATGACGCAGGCGTTGAAGAACAGGCACGCATGAGCATGAAATTCACCACCTTAGCAATTCTTACTTACGGAAAAGTAGTAGAATTTGTTCGCTGCCACCGCGGCGTAAACGTGCGTGACATGCGCACAGACACGCTCAGATCACCCGCGTATGTCACCGCTGAAATTCGCCGCTTAATTCCGGTTAATGCGGAACAAGCGATTGAGCAGCTATTCGCGACTGAATAGCACGCACATCACGCTTGCGCATAATGCGTGTGAAGAAAGTAACCATGAAAAACAAATTATCTGAAATCCTGTTCGATCTGAGTGAGCGCCTGCCTAAATGCCTGAACGCATTAGCGTGGACGCTCGACCGTGTGAGCCGCGCTATGGTAGCGAATAGCGTTGACTCAATCGGACTTTGACTGTCACACGCCTTCGAGCGCAGCGCGCTATGTGTGCGCATAATGCGCTCGAAGGAAGTGACCGCCAGTCGGTTGCTCGGAAATGAGCGAAGCAGAGTAGCGAGTGAATGAAAGCGGGTAGTCGCATGAGTCGCCACAGCGTCAATCTCATGTGTAAGCTGCGAATAGCTCGTGAGGGTAGCTACAAGCGTGTTCTAGTCCGGAAAATTAACCATCCGGTTTCGTAAGGGTGTTCAATGATGCTACACCCACGGTGAGGCCCGAACAAACGGGTGCGTAGAAGCGAGTTGGCTCTCGTGGAACGCATCACGCAAAAGCCTGATCGTCGGATATTAAAAACCAAATTCAACACGCATACGAGTGACGCGACGTTATTCGTAGATGGCTGCGCGACGCAGCTATCAGCGTGCAGCCCTGTGGCCCTGCTACAATGTTCCAGAATACGCGTGATGCGTAGGACGGCAGCATTTCAGGGACACTAGCCAGTGCATCTCACACGTGACGTGTGACGTGTTACAGGGTTGCAATCTGATACCATGAGTGATTTAACCATTCAAGCGAACGGTCAGGCTCTAACGCTCGGAAACTTCGGCGGGGTCACTAAACCCGACTTCCGAACGAAAAACGCGAAGGAGTATCTGTCCGCGCATTTCGGTGTCACTGTAGTCAAAGGCATGAAAATGCCTGACGTGAAAGCGGCTGTCCTCGCGACGGGCGTTACGGAAGCGAATTTCAAACTCGCCCGTAAAACCTACGACGGGAACAAGCAACAGTATCACGTCGAGTGCCGCAAAGTGACGGCGCTTCTCGCGGCTGACCCGAATTATCGGCAGTCCATTCGCAAGATGAAAACGGGTGCGGTTGTGACGTTCCGTAAAATCGGGGCCGTTGCTGCCAAGCAATCTGCCGCCGCCCGTATCGCGCAGTTGGAAGCGAAGCTCGCAGCGGCGGGCATCGCGGCCTAATCGCGTCGGCGCGACTTCGGAGTGTGAATGTCTGTGGGTGCGCAAGCGCCCACAGCAATTCGCTCTCACCTAAGGTGAACAGCTAGGCATACGCTATGAAAACAGTGCGGCTTTAGGGAACGATAGCGAAGAAAAGTGGCGAAGCGTAAATCGGGTTGGCCCGTAAAGCCTAACGATCAGGCGCGCGCAAGTCGCACCCCGCGACTAGGCCCCAAACGGCGAAAGCACGTTGCAACGTGCCCGCTGCGTTGGTCAGCGGCGGGTGTGCGGCGCATGTTGAGTGCTCAGTCAGGCTGGGTGGAAGTAGGCGCGTGAACATGACGCGCGCTGAGAAGCGGCGGGCCAAAAGCTCGCAAAATAGGCCCATGCTGCCGCGCGGTGGCATGTGACGCACCCGGCCTGACTGCGCACAAGCGTAGTAGATGTGATTTCGGTTACAGCTAGTTCTTTGAATTACAACTAAGATTACGTTCTCACTGGCACGCTGGCTCTGCCTAAACCAGCACAATTTATGAACCATGCAATGACACCACGCGAAAACTATCGCCCTTATACGCCTGCGGAAATCCAGGCTATTCGTGCGGCCGGGCGCATCACGCGCGCCGCGCGATGGGACTGCGCCAACCTCGAACAAAGGATGGAAATGCACCCTGAATTGAACCCGAACAAGCGGTGGTTTGAGCAGAAGGCGTGGAAACTACTATGACCATCGAAGTAAAACGAGACGGAAAGACGGTCTGCACGATCATCAAAGGCTCGGGCAGAATTAGCAGCGACAAGCTGAAATTGCTCGCGATCAGATATAACGCGGGCCATTTAAGCACTTTCAACGATATGCGCGAGGTAGTTCGACAGGCGAAAGTCATTCGCTTGGAGAAAGCTCTCGCGGTAATGTGCGCATAATGCGCGCGAAGCAGATAACCAACAACGAAAGGAAACCATGAAACACACCATCACACTGACAAAGGACAAAGAGACGAAGAACAAAATTCGTTTCTCGAACGAACCCACCGACGCGATTAGCGGAAGCTTATACATCGCGAAGGAACTCGTCGGCAACGTGAATGCGATTCAGTTCGCAATCGAGTTGCCCGAGGTTGCGGTGACTGCTCCGACTCCGGTCGAAGCGTAGTTGATACGCAGCGCCCCGTGTGATAACGTGGGCGTTGCAATCAGTTACGTTGTAAGGTAGCTCAGTTGGTAGAGCAGGCGCCTGTTAAGCGCCGCGTCGTAGGTTCGACTCCTACCCTTACAGCCAACACACAGGGGGCGAAGGCAGTAGCGCGAACTCCAAATCCGCGTGTGATGAGTTCGATTCTCATACCCTGTGCCACTTTTTGACTAGGTTGGTTGCGCAACAATGACCTGCACCTTGCATCGCGGTAGCCGTTGCAGCGGTGGAACGAAGTAAGAGCGTTGTTGTCGATGGTCCGATTCCATCGCTGGTCACCCACTTTATGAACGAGACAGACGAACGCCTGCAAAGGCAATGGGCGCAGATTGAGAGCAATCGACGCGCCGACAAGATCGTGCGCCGTCGTAAGATCGCGCAAGTCACGGGCGGCTGTGACCGCTGCCCGCCTCACGCGAAGGAGAACGCGCGCCTCAAAGGGCGTAAGCCGCGCGAGGATAAGCACAAGAATCACCGCACGGTTAAGTGGAGTAGCCACCATTCCGTGCCTATTTACTAATTTATGAACAGAGGAAACAGACAGGCGGACATACAGTTCCGCGATATGCTGTGGCGTTACGACCCACGGTCAATCGAAAGCGATACACCCACGGCCGAGTGGACGTGTGCGCCCGAACCTAAGTGCGTTGTCGCACGTAGTTTGGGTGAAAGTAGAGTTGTGAACGCACGGGGCGTTCGCAGAGCAGCATGAGTTGGGAAACAATCGGGTGGCTATTGACGATACCGGGATGGTGCGTTATAGGCATCACAGCAATCATCAAACTATGCAAACCACAATAGAAACGCTCCCTAAGCGCCGCGGCGTTGTCGCGCGAGCTAACGGGATTACGGATAGCTACGGCAAGCAATATATTCGCATGAGCGATGGTAGCTTGCGCAAATTAAACGCAGTTACTGAGCCGCAACAGCCGCTCGTTCTCGGTGGGTTCGAGGTATGAGTGAGATTCACACAGATGAGTGGAAGCATCGCCGTGACACGTTGGTCGGATTCGTGATTATGTGCAATAACAACAATTGCTCTAATCGCCCATTCGATGACGCGCGCAGCGTGCGACCTGTGATCACCTGTGAAAACGTGCTCGAAGCAATGCGCGAGCGCATGCCGGACATTACGGCAGCGCAGCGTGTGGATTTCGTGCATGTCGCGAAGGGATTCATACCAATCAAGTAGGAGACAAAACTATGGCAAATCGACAGACAAGGTGGTTGCTCGCCCACGGGCGCGGCACCAAAAACGTGGTGGGCAGCAGCCCAGCGCGTGCAGAGCATATTGACCGCCCGCTATTTCATGGCGTGACGTGCAATACTGCGAACAAGAAAACCAAGCCGCGTGACTCACTCGGCAAGTTGCGGACGTTGAGCAGCAAGCGAGTGCTCGACAAGCGCATCACGGCTTACGCGGTCAATCCAATTTACGCATCATGAAGCCGCCGTTCTGGATTTTCTACCAAGTTATGATGGTAGTGATACTGGCGCTGTCGGCGCTGGTAGCTGTGCCGTTGTGGGCGGCGTTTGAGTTTGCGATGCTTCCTTGGCATCTTCACCGGATGCATCGGAGACAATCTCGCCCTCGATCACGACGGGAGTAGGTTCATCGTCGGCGCTCATCGCCTCATTGATGTTGATGAGTGTCTGTGATACCACATCCTGAGTGTCGAGACCTGCGGCGCGCCGAGCAATTTTGTCAGCGAGTTCAGCTTCGCGGAAATTGCTCGGCGCCTTGGCCTTCATCAATTTCAGCGAATCATGGGCTAAGTTGAAAGCTACCTTGCGGTGGTTTTCACCTTTCTCCAACCATTCATCGGCTTTCTTGGCAATGGCATTCTCAGCGGCCTTTTCAGCGGCTCGCGTTTGGATAGCCCCGATCATGCGTGATACGAGCGTCAATCGCTTGCGGTTCACCCGCCTGCGAATGGTGTTCGCCGATACGCCAAATCGGGCCGAAAGCTCCTGAATGTTAAGGCATTCGGCGGTGGCTGCATCTTGAATGGCGACCCAAGGGATACCTTTGGTGGGCGGTCTCTTCTCCATGTGTGACCGCAACCTTACGACAAACTTTATGGATAAGCAAGACGAAACGGTAGATCGTTGCACCCGCATACGCGCGCCATGGACAAAGTGGCGTTTGTGTGTCGGCGTGGAGACGAAATACATGCCGATCGTTATGGCCGGGCTCTCTAACGAGGGCGCGCTCAAGGTCGGCATGATTACAGCTTGCCAGAGCAAGCTTGAGGGCGGGATTATTGTTCTACGCCCTTTACACGGAGCAAATTGATGGACATAAATCAAACGCACGACGCCATCCAGAAGGCGATGAGCGACGCTAGGGAAACTCCCGAATACAAGCAAGAAGGCGAGGAACTGAAAAAGTTTAACCCGCGGAAGCGCGGTGGCGCTGCGTATCCTAAACGCAGCGGCATGTCACGGCGCAAGCTACGAGCAAAACAACTCGCGCCGCCGATCACACAGGAGCGCACGAATGCGTTGCTCGACGCTGCGCTGAAAGTTTGGAGTTTGAAGCATGGATACACAGACTAACGACAGACCCAAGATGCGGATAGACTTCCCATCGCAATACGCGTGGGAACAATACCTTCGCGACCAGCCTGTGCCAGCATTACTCGGCTATCGTTCGATGCTAGAAGTGGCACTCGACGCGCCAACCCCGCCCACGCAGCTACGCCTGGATATGCGCACGCGCACAGGTAATGTGCCGCATCATGCCAGTGCTGATGTGGTGAAGTCGGATTACTTGTCGAATGTTATGTCACCCATCGGGTTACAGAAGGTCGTGCGTAAGGTGTGCTCGGTCATTAAGAAAAGCGGCGTCGAGTTCGATTCGATTGCATTCCGTGGATTCAGTGGAGCGTTGGTTGCGCCGCTGGTCGCCTGTCGATTGAAGAAAGGATTCCTCGCGGTGCGCAAGCACAAGGATAACGAGGATTGTCATTCGAGCTATCCTGTCGAGGGCGCAGTCAAAGCGCATTGCCATTACATAATCATTGACGACATTATCAGCAGCGGCGCAACCGTCTGGAACATCGTTACCGAACTCAACACTTTCAAATATATTGATGTTTCCACTAACGGGAACACCGACTACCAGATCTTCAAACGCAAGTGCGTGGGTGTGTTCCTTTACAACTCATGGGTGAGCGATAAGGGTAAGGGACACGGCTTCGACTTCGAGACGCGCGAGATTCATGCTGCCTACGGTGCTGACACCGAGGATTCATTTCATCTGCCTGTTTGGTCGTTCTCGGCAAAATAGGCTTGACAACAACTAACGAAAAGGAGTAGAACGAATTTATGACCAGATTAAAACAATGGATTGCGTGGCGCTATCGCCACCACTTCGTGTTCAAGTGCATTCATCCACGCGGCTGTGAGTTCTGCTCGTGGTGTGGGTTTGGGCACTACCGAAGCAAGTATTGGGCGGGACACAGATGAACGGACGAAACAAAAGCACTGCAACCCTGCCACCCTGCAACCCTGAACGGGGTAATCCGAACTTCGTGAGCATCATTGCTCAGTCACTGTGGTTCGTGGAAATGATGCCGCAGGGCTACAGGCACGGAGAGGAACGGCGCAATGAGGTGTTCATGATGAACGTGACACCCGCTGAGTTCCAATGCCTGCAATACAAGAAGATGCGCGACTTCAAGCGAGTTCGCTTAGGTGAACAGGCGCTCGCGAATCATCGCAAGATCGACAATTTCAGGCCGATGTTCGGCACTCTGAGTCGGAGTCAACGACTCGCAAAACGGGAAAGGAAGAATGAAAGACGTAAAGATAAAGCTAACGTTCCAACGTGTGCATAACATAGGCCGCGGCGGAACGGTCAACCAAAAGTATCAACTCAATCAAATTGAGAACGCGGTGACCGCGCGAGTTGCTAGCCCAGAGGCGGGCGCGTGGACGATCTATCGCGTGGGTGACATAGTGTCAGAGGCCCACGTGCAAGAGTTCGTCGCCGACAAACACTTCTACGAAGTGAAGGTGAAGTCATGACAGTTCAAGAATTCTACACCGACGAGAGTAAGTGGTGCAAGGACACGCTGTCAGACGGCAAAGGGGCGACGTGCCTACTCGGCGCGCTGTCCTCGTGTCATCAAACGAAGGGCGCCTACACGCAGGCATTGGGACAGCTTGTAGCTGCAATCCAAGCCTACGTGGGCTACACTTCGGTTGCTCGATTCAACGACGCCGAGACAACCACCTTCGCGGACATTGTGAAGGTAGTGAGAATGGCGGGTGTATAATGGAATCAATCAAAATGATTAAGCGTGACGTGGTGGGCGCGGGCACCGGGCCTAAGTTGTGCCCGGTCGCACGCGCGTTGAAGCGCCACTTCGGAGCGGAGCAATCAAGCTGTGGCTTCACAACATGCAATATCGAGATACGGAGCGGCCCTCGAACAGTCGAGCGGCGCTACTTCGATTTGGATAATAAAACTGCGGTGAAGATTCACAAATTCGAGGATATGCCGGGAACTGAGGTTGGGCCTTGGCGCCTGCCTCACACAATCAAACTAACGGAGACCACATGAGCGTGGATACCAATCAAGATGAAACCAACCTGCGCTATGCGCTCACACAACCAGACCGCACCGTGTATGAGAAACTACGCGCGCACCTGATTGAGCAGCATGGCTATGATGGGTTTCGTGAGATTCAAAGGAGTGCATTTCGCGTGCTCGCGAGTTTGTGCTCAGGATAATTTATGTTACTAAGCGAATGCTGTAGCGCCCCACCTTGGGGCACCGAAGAATACGGAATCTGTGGTGACTGCAAAGAGCATTGCGGATTCTATGACGACGAGGAACCTGTGCGCGAGCGCATGGAGTTCTCACCCGAACAACAGGCAATCATCGACAAGTTGATGCTGCCGGTATGCGTGGAGTGCGATCAGCCAGTGGCTGTATTCAGCGACGGCGGCACACTCCACCACAACAACAGCGGACAGATCGACGCCGAGAGCGACGCCGATCATGCGCCGCGCATCAAGGAAGGTTGAATGAGCACATGGGCCAAGACTTTTGCGGCGGACCAGCACGCTAGGCGTGTATCTGGAATGCGAACATGGTCAGTGCGGTGCGATCAATGCGCCGTGCTGGTTATCAACAATGTGGTATGCCATGAGCACGGCTGCCCAACACAACGAAAGAAACGATGAACACAGAACAACGCAGAGATGTGCGCGGGGCGCTGATTAAGGTCGGCTTCAACCGCGGATATAGCATCGGCGACGATCAGATCGAACGAGTAGTCCATGCCGTCGCCGGTGTGGAAGGTGAGCGCCGCAAAGGGTGTTACACCGAGCTATTCAAACACCCAGACGGGACGCTCGTGTCGGTAACGTGGGCTGAGAAAAGCCACCTTCCGTCGAGGAACTGCTAACAATTTATGGCAAGGGAAACCAAACAACAAAGAAAAGAATCCAAGCTACAACGCGACCGCTTGCGGATTCTGCTAGACGTAGTGTCGCAACTAGACGAGCACAAGCTCATAGCTGAGCAGGGCGTCTATGTTAAATTCAGCCCGAAGGTGTCCAGTCGTGCTATCAACAAGCGCGGCGACATGCAATCGAACCTCAATAACCTCGTGAGCAAGCGTAAGCCGTGCCGAGTGTGCGCGCTTGGCGCATGCTTCATCAGCGCGGTGACGTTGTTCGACAAGGTGCAGACTCAGGACATTCTGGCTGAGGAATTGCTTCTCAAGACGAACACTCGTGACGGGATTCGGCACGACGTTGAAGAAGCCAACATGCGCGAGAAGTTGCTGCCTTACTTCAACTCGTTGGAGTTGGGCGTAATCGAAGCCTTGTTCGAGGACAAAGCGAACTTCATCGGCGGTGAGACGCAAGACTTCCCCGATCAAGATTTCGAGGATGAACGTCAAGCATACGACGACGCGGCGATACTTCAACAATTGTTGAATGCGACCGACTCGACGGCTGACCGGCTGCGTTGGATTATGAACGCGGCGGCGAACCTCGTCCACACTGGCAAAGCGATCAACGTGCGTGGTTTCAGAGACCAAGTGCTCGTATCGCTTGGCAGCGATGATTGGTTCAATTCAGTTCGAGACAGCAACGACCTGTAATCATGTCAGCGCCTCGGTGACGGGGCGCTGCAATGATTATGAGCAAAATACAACTAAAACCAGAAGCTGTGCGCCTATTGCGCGCAGTCCAAAAACAAATCCGTAAGGCGCCCACATCTTTCGATATGAGCGTCATCGCGGAGAAAGCCAAGTATAAGGAAATCACGGCAAGCGTGATTCTAAACAACGAGCTACTTCCGCCTTGCGGCACGACGGCGTGCATTGCAGGCTGGGTGCTGATCAAAAGCAATCAACCGTTCGAGGGTAATTCCCCGTTGAGTCGTGCTGCTGATATACTCGGCCTCAACAACGAAAGCGACGGAAGCGACTACGGACAGTTGTTCCTGTCGAGCAAGTGGCCCAAGTATAGTAAGCGCGACAATCAGCTTATGCATAAGCTGTTTCGGTTGGACAAGATTCGCGACGACAAGCTCATCAACGGGCGGTCCACGCGTATCATCAACAGTCGCATCAAGCGGGTGATTAAGGAGCGCGGTCAGTTAGCGATCAAGCGCATCGACCTGCTGATCGACAAAGGAATATGATTACAAAGCCGATGCTGGCGGGCAAGTGCTCGTCAGCAGCGCGCCTCACCTACCCGGTGCTGGCGACGCCCAAGTTAGATGGTATCCGCTGCCTTATCATCAACGGCAAGGCGGTGAGTCGGGCATTCAAAGCAATCCCGAACGATTATATCCGATACACGATAGAAGCGTGTATAAATAGCTATCAATTCGATGGTGAAATCATCATCCCGAATCGAAGCTTCAACGACCTAAGCGGCGACGTGCGCCGTAAGGACGGGCGACCAACCAATTTCGAGTATCATGTATTCGATTACGTGCAGGAGTCCACGGCCTCATGCAACGGGTTGAAGGTCGTTTACAGTCAACGCATGCGCAACCTTGCAGCCCTGCAGAACCTAGCCCCGTTCGTGGTGAAGGTGCTGCCGGTTACAATCGCGAACGAAGCGGAGCTTCTCGCGTATGAGGAAGCCCAACTCGCTCTCGGTTACGAAGGCGTGATGGTGCGCGGGCCGAACAGCCCATACAAGTGCGGCCGTTCGTCGGAGAACGAAGGCTACTTGCTCAAGGTCAAACGATTCGAGGACAGTGAGGCCGTCGTCGTAGGGTATGAGGAACTCATGCACAACGATAACGTGGCTACGCGCGACGCCTTCGGGCGCACCGAGCGCAGCACGAACCAGGAAAACCTACGCCCCGCGGGCGTATTGGGCAAGCTGGTGTGCCAGTATCGCAACGCAGCCGGTAACATGGTTGAGTTCGGTATCGGCACAGGGTATGACGCCAAGACCCGCGCGGAGTTGTGGGTTAAGCGCGACAAACTCAAGAACAAGATCGTGAAGTTCAAGCACCAGCCAAGCGGCGCCGACGAGCGCCCGCGGTTCCCGGTGTTCCTTGGATTCCGCGACAAGTGGGATATGTAATTATGAACACAGGACAAATCATAGTGAGGGAAACTACCGCCAAACACAACGGACGTAGAATCGTCATGGTGTTCGGCGTGCTCGCGTTGGATGAGAACTCCAACCTGAAAGGCGAGCATCAATACACGGTGGTCGGCGGTGGCGGAAGCCTTCGCTTCGACGACCGTGATGGAAAGGACATGACCGCGCGGTCAATAGGCAACACGCCTGACGGCTTGCTGCGGGAACCAATATGGAAAGTATGAAGATGACATTTGAAAGTGAAAATCGAAAATCGATCACCAAACCTAGATCATTGATCTGGCAGTATGGGGTTGTTGATAATGCCGACCGGGTGCGATACCCTGCTCGGCGCAGCAAGATCACAGGACGGGTGCAGGTTAAGCTGCGCCTGTGTAATTGGGTAACCATTAACGAGAGATGGATGTTCAATCCAGCCCTTTGGGTTGACTTCCGATTATTTCTATGAAACTAACACTCGAACTGACAGAGGACCCCGAAGGCGGGTTCACAACCCGACGTGAGTGGTCGGGCACGAAGGACGCGCCGCCGCTATTCATCAAAATAGCCCAGCGCCTCGAACTCGCGGTGCTGTCAACGCTAGACATGTTCAGCCATTCGCTCGGCACCGGCGAAGGCAAGACCGAAGAAGAAGCGCGAATCAAATTAGACATTGACCGCTCCATTCGTAAGGCAGGGGAGCCCGAATAATGTTTACGTGGCATCCGATAAGCGAAGACCCGCCGCGCACCGGCTACTACGTGTTGGCGCACTACGGGACAATGACAGCGCACAACTTCTGGCGCGGGCACGACAAGCCGTGGATTAACCCCGAGGGGATAAAATACGGATGGGTGTCTGACCAATTCGGCAGAGACCCGTTGGCGTTCCGCCCTACCCACTGGATGTTCGTGCCATTTCCACCTTGCGAGGTTCCGCCATCATGGGAAGCAAGACCAACAGGTTAGGAATTAAGACGGCGGTTAGCGATCGTGAAGCACGAACGCTCCGCTCGCTCGCGACCGGCCAGAGGGTGATCGAGGTAGGCTCGTTGCTCGGCTATTCAACTATCACGTTGGCTAGCCGGGCGACGCACGTTGACGCGATTGACCCGCACAACGGCTACCCATATTACAACCCTGTTCCCACGCTGCCCTGCTTCCTTGCAAACCTGCAACGGTGGGGCGTGGACGCAAAGGTGACGGCGCGGGTAGGGTTGGCGCAGGAGTGGCTGGATAAGTTGAAGGCCGACATGGCATTCATCGACTGCACCGGCTTCTATGAGGACACTAAGTTTTGCCTCAACCATGCGCAGGCAGCTGTAATAGCGGTGCATGATTTCGGGCGGCGGGGCTGCGATGGCGTGGCACGCGCCGTAATTGAATTTGTTAGAGAAAGAAACCGAGAGTTGTCGATGATCGACACTCTTGCAATCATCACATGAGCGCGCATAATGCGCACTAGAAAGGGAAAATGAGATACAACATAATCGACAAGAAAAAGCCAACGTCGGTTGAGCCGACCGTCAACCTCTCGTTTGAGCGTGAGGAAGATGGTAGTGTAAACGTAATGGCGGATAGATGGTATATCCTTACGTTTGAAACCAATGGCAAAATCCAACGCTGCGCGTCTGTGCCCTCGGGCATCGGCTTCAAGGTGGATGAAAAAGGCCACGTGCTCACGACCAAGGAACTATGAAACCGCTAACAAGAAAGGTAACATGAAACAAATCAGAGAGTTTCCGTCGAGCTTAATGACGGGATACCAAACCTACACGCCCGGCAAGCTGCTCGACATTGCCGCGGAAATGACCCGCTCGGGTATCGAATCCATCGACTTCGAAATCGAAGAAGTATGGGAAAATTCCCACAGCATTCAATGTCGCGAGCGCAGGCTCGAGACCGATCAGGAATACATCGAACGCATCGAGAAAGATCGCAAGTTCGACGAACAGCGCGAGCAGTATGAGCACGCGACGTATCTCCGTCTTCAACGCAAGTTTGGAAAGCAATAAACTATGAAATGGAAAATAAACATACTGTTCCCGTTCCTGATCGCATTCACGATCTGGGCGGGAGTAACCGGACACGTATCGTGGTGGACAATCGCCCTGATCGTGGCTAGCCATGCCGAAGTGAACGTTCACTTCACGATATGAGCGAAACCAACAATCAAGTAGCGGCGCGGGCAGTCCGTGATCTGCGCAGGCAAAAGCAACATCGACCCCAAGTATGGCGGACTGTGCGCGGCGAGCGCCGCGTCTACGTCTCCGACGGCGGCGGGTGTGTTGAGAGGGTAGAGTAACCTCGGTTTTTTGAGGGAAAAAATTTTTAGCGAAATAACTAGCAAAAGTTTAATGAACCTGCCAAAATCGAAATCACTAATGAATGCGTTACTCTACTCACCAACGGGCGTGGCAGAGTATGACCCATCACGGGGCATATCCTACCCGCTTCCATTTGAACCTAGTCCCGAGGACTTTGCCTCTGGCCTCGTCGAGGAAAACCCGACGTTGCCTGACGAGGACACCGGCTCTGACTATGCTACCTCTGATTATATGCAGCCCGAGTGGCGATCACTCCGCTCTGTGCTCGACCGTAACTTCGGCCCCGGCGGCGGTCGCTTCGTGTGGTATACCCACACCGGCGAGGCGATGGACCCGGCAGACATGGCGACACCGCACGTATTCTATGCTCTGCGCATGGTCTGGAATCACAGCGTGCCGCGGGTAATGAAGGTCGGCGACGGCCCGAACTACCCTGACGTGCGCCTTTGGTGCGACGCCTACAAACAGGCAGCGATCACCACACTCGCGAATGAACTCGCGCAGCGAGACGACGAACTGAATGAAGATTTGCGGATGGAGTTGTTCGAGATGGTTCAAAAGACCCTCGTCATTCTCCAACTCGGCCTGTAATTTCTCCCGTTGGTAACCCGCGTGGCGACGCTCGCAAGGGCGTCGCCACTTTTCTTTTAACGATACAGGAGTATCATATCTGCGCGCATAATGCGCGCGAAAGGATCGAAATGAAATGACTATGCTCAAACTGCGGCTGATGTTGTGGTTCGCCAAACAATTATTTAACTTGATCGTGACGTGGGAAGGCCCCAACGGTCGGGCTGTGATGTTCTTGGCAGCCAATATACGCGACTTGAACTGCGGAGTGCGCAGCTACGTGGAAGCGTTAGACCAATCTTATATCGACAACGATAACAAACAGAAGGAGTAAACATGAAAGTAGTGAGTGAGGGAACAGCATCCCTACTCGGCGGGACGGATGCGCCTATCAATATGGGCATATCCACAGACCCCGAGGACCAGCTTATGATCTTGAACGTGTTGAGCAATTCGCTCTACACCGACAAGGTCGCAGCCGTGTTAAGGGAATACGGATGCAATGGGTTCGACGCCAACGTCGAAGCAGGCCGAGGGCATCAGCCCATCGAAATTCGCCTGCCCAATAGGTTAGACCCGACGCTAGCAATTCGGGACTTCGGCTACGGCATGAGTGAGGCTCAGATTCTCAACGTGTTCTGCCGACTTGGGCGCTCGACCAAGCGCCAGTCCAATACCTTCACCGGCATGTTAGGTATCGGCTCGAAGGCGGGCTTCGCTTATGGCGACAGCTTCGTCGTGACGAGCTTTAACGGCGGCAGCAAGACAGTGTATAATTGCTTCCGCGATCAGGGCGCACCACGCCTTGCCAAGATGCACGAAGAACCGAGCGACTCGCCGGATGGAATCGAAGTGAAGGTGCCGATTAGGGTCGGTGACTTCCAAGAGTTCATCACCAAAGCCGAGCGTATCTATCGTTACTTCAAGGTGCGGCCAATCATCCACGGCGTAAGCGGGTGGACGTGGGCCGAGCGCGGCGTCGCTGAGTTCTCCGGCACAGGCTGGCGATACACCGGCGTCGGCAGTTCCGTGGCAATCATGGGCAACGTGGGCTACACGCTCACCGAAGCAGCCCTGCCACAGTCGGTCGATGCTCGCCTGCGAACGTTGATTAACCTCGGGGTCGAGTTGGACTTCGAGATTGGTGACCTTGAGATTGCTGCCAACCGAGAAGGTTTGCAGTATAAGGAGCACACAATCAAGTCGATTGTAGCGCGGCTCACCATTGTAGCCGACGAGGTTACCAAGGTGTTCACCGATCGCATTGCAACGGCGCCGTCCCTCTGGGATGCGCACCGTATGTATGGCGACAACTTCGAGAAGATGGGCCAGTCCCAATACGGGATGCGCACGTTGAAAGAAGTAGTGAACAAGGGCATCACGTGGCAGGGTAAGAAGATCACGACGGGCCGGTTTGCATTGCTGCCGAGCCAGTGGGTCGGGGTTACAATGCCGGGTGTGCACATCGTTGAGTATCACAAGGACAGATACTACGCGAGCCGCACGCAGAAGCGTGACAATCCTGGTGACACCTACGCGTCGGAGAAAACGCAGCTTTGCTTCAATGATCTGGCGTCGCAGACCAACAGTCCGTCGAGGGTGAAGGGGTTCTTTGAAACCAAGACCACGTTCGAGCGGTTGGTGACGTTCACATTCGAGAACGATACCGCGAAGAAGAAATACATCAGGCTGGTTCAACTCGACGGAGCGCCGACGATAAACCTGTCGTCAGTTCCGCCGTCGATCATCGTGAGCACGAGCAGCGGCAGCAGCGGGCCGAGTGAGCATCGCGCTAAACACAGCGCCAAGGTGTTCGAGTTGGCAGCAGCGCGCCCGGTGCAGGGCTCGTCGGTCAGGAGCAAGTGGTGGGAAAAGACGGAAGTCGATCTTGAGAATGACTCGGGAATTTACGTGAAGATTCACAAGTTCTCCGCGTTGCTCGCCGACGGCCCGATTGAACCGACTCAGTTCTGGAATGACTCGCGGGCCTTAATCAAGGCAGGCATCATCACCGGCAAGATCGTGGGTCTCAAGCAGGCAATGGTGGATAAGATCGGCAAGGGATGGGTGTCCCTCGAAGATCACATCAAAGCGAATCTCGATCAATGGGTGACCGCCAACAAGCAGACGGTAGCGGATGCTGACGGGGCGCTTGCGCATAAGGAATGGATTCCGAAGAAGTGGGCGCGGCATTTCAGTCCGAAGTCCGCGATGCATCGGTATCTGCGAGCGTTCGAGTTGATGGTTGAGAACGGCAAGAAAACCTCGGACATGGTTGATTCCATTCGTCGCGGGTATAACTGCCTGCTCAAGAAGTCAGTGCTCGACAAGCTGCCGAGCCCGACGCATGATTTGGATAAGCTCAGCAAGGAAGCGTTGAACACGTATACGTTGCTGGCTATCCTGAACAAGCAGTCGCCCTACGTGTGGGATGAACGCCATCACGTCGGGGGCAATGCTTCACTCTTGCAATCGTGCAAGGAATATGTTCAACTAGTAAACCAATAACAAAACAACAAGAAAGGGAAAGCAAAGAGAATGAGTAAGTTAAGTTACATTATCACCGGCCAAGGCATTACTGCCGTGGTTGACGGTGAGACCATGACCATCACTTCGGACAATCCAAGTTACGGTCAGGTGTTAGACGCGATCAAGGACGGTGAGGAACCGTATCGCATCGCAGAGTTGTTCCGCGCGGCCAACGCCGTGAAGCGGTATCTGCAAGGCGTTGTCGAAGTCGACGAACTGATGGGCGAAGTCACCTACAATGGTGAGCCTGTTGCGAACGTCATTGTCGACCGCATCCTGCAGTTCATGTCGGATGGATTGCCAGTCAATCCGCTCATCAAGTTCCTTGAGAACCTGATGTTGAACCCGAGTCGCCGGTCGATTCAGGAACTGTATAAGTTCCTCGAACACAAGTCGTTGCCCATCACGGACGACGGCTGCTTTCTCGCCTACAAAGGCGTGGACGACAACTTCAAGGATTACCACACTGGTAAATACTCGAACACCGTCGGGTCGATCAACAAGATGCCTCGCGGCACTGTTGATGATGACTTCCGTGTATCCTGCGGCACCGGCTTCCATGTCGGCTCGCTCGAATACGCGACCACATTCGGCAACGGTAACACCGTCGTCGTGTGTAAGGTCAACCCGAAGGACGTGGTTGCAGTTCCGGAAGATTCGTCTTGCCAGAAATGCCGCACCGCGGAGTATGAGGTAGTTGACCTGTTCCAAGGTGCGATCAATCGCCCACTGGTTAATTCGGCCTCGCCGTATAGCTACTAGTCGTTAGCGGAAACAAGACACGCGCTGTTCTATCCGGTGCGTGTCTTAACCTCGGGTTTTTTGGGAGCAAAAAATTTCTGAAATTTTGCGCCCTTTAGTTTAACACGAACCTGCGCGCATAATGCGCGTGAAAGGATTGAAATGAAGATTGAGATTTACAAGACAGCACTGTGTCGTGGATGCTTTAGCCGAGCGGCCATACTTCAAGTGCTGTATGAACCACATGATGTGCCATCTACAGGCATGTCCTTTTGGTTCTCGACCGTGCCTCGCGATCAAGGGGATGTGCTTGCCATCAACAAGCAGGCAGAGACCATCGCAGATCGGGTGAACGCGGAACGAGATGGAACAATATGAACTACCTAAGCGTTGGCGTAGACGCCAAGACAAAGAAAGGTGAGAAGCAAGGATACCTCACAGGTATTCTTTACATGGCCCCGGCACAGGTGGCAGGCGGACGTAACATGTGTCCGTTCTCCACGGCGGGGTGTCGAGCGGTGTGCCTTTACACGGCAGGCCGCGGCGGTTTCAACAGCGTGCAAGAGGCGCGCATCAGGAAGACGTTGGAGTTCCAGACGAACCCCGACGAGTTCTGCAAGCTCATCATCGAGGACATTGTGTCGCTCGTGAAGAAGGCAGCGAAGCAGGATATGATTCCGGCGGTGCGGCTCAACGGCACGACTGACATTGAGTGGGAGAAGTATGGTATCATGGAACAGTTCCCTGACCTACAGTTTTACGACTACACGAAGTGGCCGTGCGGTAGGCGAATGGGTATTCCATCGAACTACCATCTGACCTATTCGTTTAGCGAAAGTCCGAAGGCGGAACTCAATGCGATCGGTTGGAAGATACGTGGGTTCAACACAGCGGCGGTGTTCGCTGGTGGGTTGCCGACTCACTTCAAGATAGGCGAGACGGGCGTGCCCGTGATCGACGGTGACCTTAGTGATCTTAGGTTCCTCGACCCGAAGGGTGTCGTCGTAGGTCTCAAGACCAAGGGCAAAGCCCGCGGTGTAGTAGATGCTGGCACGGGCTTCGTGCAGAAAGGAATATAATGAACAGAGAAGCAGCGGTCATCAAAGCCGCAAATGTATTAGGAAAAGCAAGCGAGCACCTGCGCAACAAAGGTTATGCAGGACTCGCATCGGAATGCGACGGTGCGATCAAAGACTTGCAGGCAAGTGTGGCGGAAAGCCGCGCGCTTGATGAAGCGTCGGTCAGCGAACTGGTGCGCGCGGCAACGCTGTGCGTGAAGCGGTTCACAGCCATAAGACTATGAGCTTCCCGTATCATAAATCACACGTGTCGCCGCTCGCGCTCCACATAGCTATCCACTATGCCACGCGATGTAACGACTTCGAGAACATGTGGTCGCCAGCACAGATCACCATCTTCAAGCAGTTCGTGTTGCAGGGAATCCTGCGAACACCAACGGACGCGGAGCGCGAGGCTGGTTGGGATAACAAGTATATCGCTACGGATAAGTGTCGCGCATGGGTTGAACTCCTGTGCAAGACACCGTTCCCAATCCAGATGTGGGTTGACCCACGCACCGAGGAAATGGTATGAAGTGGATACTCATAGCGATTGCTGTGACGGCCTTCGCCGTTGCACTCCGCGACTACTCTCGAACGCCCACTCCTACTCGGGAGTATGAGGAGTTCGACACGCCGCGCTTGGAACCAACTCCATCACAGGAAGAAATCAATGAGCGCGTGACGAAGGCGTTGCGCCTGAATCCACCACTATGAAGATACACCTGCGAGGCGATTGGGGTATGACGAGGTGCGGCCTTGAGGGTTGGCGCCGTTTGTGGGGTGGATGGGATAGCAAGTGGGCGCTGCCCAACACCGACGACAGAAGAAAGGTTACGTGTCGCAAGTGCAAGCGAACCAAGAAAACAAAATTCACACTATGAACGAATGGAAACAACTAGGCGCTGACCAGTGGGAGTTCACCGGCGAGACGACAACTCACAAGGATGGACTGGAATCTACCTTCACCGCGACGGTGCAGTGGATTGAACGGCGTTACCGAGAGTCCAAGAACTTTAGGTTCGAGGCAATCATCGGCGACAAGAGTTATTACTTCCGAACGCTCGCAGGAGCGAAGCGATTCGTGGAGAACTACGCAATACAGAAAGGCAAACTTGAAAGATAACAACGGAATAGTAATTGAGGTAGGCGATCTAGTCGCCTACAATCGGAGCGGTGACGTGGTCAAAGGCGTCGTCGAGAAGTTTGGTCGGGTGCTGCCGATGGGTTGGCAGACACGCTCGCGTGACTTACTCAAGTATACTTACGTGCGCAATCAACGCGATAAGAAACTGTCGAAGGTAAAGCGTCCGCAATCGTTGATGGTGATTGGGAAGATGGCTACGACTAACCAAATCGGCGAGCCCATCTGGCGACCCATGTGGTATCTATGAACTGGATGCTTACTTGCTTCAAGATACTCCGATGCTTCGGAGAAAACGAAGGCACGTGGTATAGTATAGATTGGGAATATTACGGCATCACACCCGCCGAACAAGAACACATCAGAAAGGAGTATCAGCTATGGGTAGACAACTTAACGTCCTCATCGCCTGCGAAGAATCAGGCGCCGTCAGAGACGCCTTCCGAGAGCTAGGGCACAACGCGTGGAGTTGCGACCTGCAGCCCTGCGACCCTGCATCCAAGTTCTCGGGCTACCATTTGCTGGGCAACGCGATCACGGCTGCATGCCAGCCTTGGACGTTCCCATCGCTGCCGACCGTAGTGATGGGGCCGTGGTGGGATCTGTTGATCGCGCACCCACCTTGCACCTACCTATGCAACAGTGGGGTGCGGTGGTTGTTCCGCGATACTCAGCCATTCGTCAGTTCTTTGACCCGCTCGTGCAATACACGCATCGCAACAACGATGGGTATGGTTACTCGCAAGGGGAAGTTCACACGCCCAGCCAACCGCACGCGGGTAGCATTGATGCATGACGCAGGGACGCTGTTCCGCATACTCTACAATCAAAGCTACATCGCACACATCGCAGTCGAGAATCCGATCATGCACAGCTACGGCAAGCATGCGTGCGGCGTCGGCAAACCGTCACAGGTAATCCAGCCGTGGATGTTCGGGCACTCGGAGAACAAGGCGACCTGCTTGTGGTTGAAGAACCTGCCGAAGTTGACTTACGACAAACAGAATGCGGAGTTCACTAAGAACATGATGGTTTACTTGCCGAAGAAGATGACCAATCGCATCCACTATACGAGCCCCGGCCCCGAGCGGGCGAAGCTGCGGTCCAAGACTTACCCCGGAATTGCGCTTGCAATGGCGACGCAGTGGTCCGACTATATTCAAAGCTTATGAACCTCACCGACAAAGACCCACTTCGAATGTTCGAGGACGAAGTCGAAGCCGAGATAGATGAGAACGAGCGCATCATCCTTGACGCGTGGAAGGATGCTGAGGAGAAATACTACCGACAAATTTATGAAGACGAACACTACAACTCACCCGAATGTAACCAGTAAACTATTTGCGTCATGGTCAGACCCCGTGTGGGATGGGCCGCCCAAGGCTGCCTCGAAAGAGGGAAGGGCGGCCCGCCCACACGAACCGGGCTATGCGCAATTCATCGGCTTGTGCCGACTCAACACAGAAGGAGACGAATGATAATAATTGAACCAGAAAATCTCGTGCTAGAAGGGCTCGATGAACCCGCGAACTTCATCGTGCGTAAAGCACTTGCCGCGGCGTTGACGGCCGACCCATTGTTTCAAGCCGCCTATGAAACCGTATATCAAGCTACCATCGCCGAGATACTCCACGGAGTGACGCTGTGAAGTATCCAGACCAATGCGCATGCGGCGGCTTCTTCGCGCACAGTAGTAAGTGCCCGAAGTATCAGACGCCTGCCGAAGCCCACAAGCAATGGCTCGCAGAGCAGAAAGCGAAAGCGCCCAAGGATAACTATACTTATACCGATGTGGTGAATCCCGCGGTCGCCGTAAGGATATGACGACCATCGAGTGCGCGGCTGTGCAGCTACGCGACGGGCGCATCATCCGAGAGCGGACACATCGCGCGTGCTGGCAGATGATACTCGCGGGCGTGGGCCACGACCCCGACATGCTCCCGAAGGGACGCGAGGGATTCGTGACCAGCGGGGGAGACTTCGTCAACCCGTGGGCGGCTGCAACGTTGGCGCGAGCCGCGGGCACGTTCATATCTGACCCGAAGAAAGGGCTGCAAGACCACGATTTAGATTGCTATTAAACACAAAAAGTAGGAGAATCAAACCAATGAAAATCATGACCACGGCGATCCTCGCCATCACCTTAATCGCGAGCGAGTTTGCCTTTGTGCAGCACGAGCGCGCGCAAGCCGAAGCCCTCGAAGGCGCCTTCAAATTGATGGTGTTTTCCCAAGCCCTGCGTTCTGCCCTGCCCCCGGCTGCGCAACCGCACAAGCCTGTATTTCCAGGTGGAGCGCAACAGGAAACGCTGTAATGATCGGCCCGACAAGCGAGCCGAATCAATGCATGGGGTGTCAAAGCAAGTGGCCCATACTACGCGGAACTTACGACAGGCATATAGTTCCCGGCGGCTACCCCGGCGAAATGATTTGGTGCTCCAAAAATACTTATGACTTACCCACACCGGGACACTGCTCCTTGGGAGCGTGTCGTCCGAGAACCGATGATCGGACAACTGATGCCACTTCAATACCGGCGGGTATTGCTTGCGCGGATTTTGCTGCGCCCGGCACGAAAGACCAGACTGTCCTCTTTACGCACGTCACTGAGGAAGATTTTACTTTGATGCTCGAAGTCGACGTGGCCTTTATCGACTGGCTTCGGAGACGTTGTATAATTTTATGAGCGACAACACACCAGCAGAACCATTGTTCAAAGCCCCGCCGTCTTTATTGGAGACGTTGCTGGGTTTGATGAAACGCGGTAGATCAATGCGCCAAGTGGTGCAGATCTTACGCACGCAGCGTAAACGCCAACCCCTCGGGTATGGAGCGAAGCTCCGCATGCGCCGGATGGATTGGATTCGCGAGTCGCAGACCCAAGGTATCGCTGTCGCCCTCGACCGCAAAGTTTGCAGATCAGAAGGGCGGCTCTCCGCGCATCTAACGGCGTATTACCCGATGCATCGCCACACTAAAGCGGACCTGTGGGATGTTCGACGAGCCTAAGGTCGACGACATATACCGGCACAAGGTGACCGGCCTGACGTATCGCGTACTCGAAGTCACGTTCTACAAGGTGAGCGCGGTGCAGGAATGTCCCGTCCCTAACTGGTCGTGGCGTGGAGACCGTGCAGATTTCTTGATCGACTTTGTGCTCATCAATCACCACGGCTATTCGCATCAACGCATATGAGTTGGCGCCCCGAACCAACTGATTGGCGTGGGTCGACGCGTAAGCGTCACATGGTGAAGTGGGACCCGCGGCCGGGATGGAAGCGCGCGTGCGAATGGCCGCTGCGAAAGTTCTATCTTGTGGTTTACGACCCGTTTATCTGGGTTCCAGAAGAAGAACTGGTGTGGGACGATCAGCCGCATGACGCGGCGCGCGAAGGGCGTGCAGCTTTAGCATTGCTCTTTGCCTTCTTTGCTGCGATACTGGCAGCGATTTGGATTATGAGTTTCATTTTCAGATGATAACACTAGACGAAACCGATCGCGCCGCCTTGACGTTGTTCGCATGCATCATAGTATTCGTCGGCAATATTTGGATGGCATTCTTTCGAAAACAATGAACACACAACAAACATCCGCCAGTAAAATTGAGGACCTGCCCCCGGCCAAATCACAACGACACGAACTTCATCTACGCATCTGTATGGATGATTTTCGTGGAGACTTCGCGGGAAGGCGTGCGCTCGAAACCACATTCGAACTCATTGAGAAGGTGAAGGCAGCGGTCTTTTCCAAGGGCGGCAAGATCATGTCATTCAAATTCGACAATACTCCGACGCGCGATGCCAATCCAGGCGGCGACATTGCCACACTAAGCTTCGATATTCGCACGCCGTATCATTGCGTGGCTACGCTTGAGTATTTATTCTACAGTTGGGTTGAGCCACTGAGTCCACAGGGGCATCAGTCCACGGTGGCTATCAACTTCAAGGTTCAGCTATGAGGAAATTCTTTTTGATTTGCTTGCTCGCTGTAAGTCTGTGCGGTGCTGTCGCCGCACAGACGCCTGCGTTGAGCGGATTCGTTTACGACGGCGGCGTGTTCACCGATGGAACGACTTTGATCCTTGGCCAGACCTACACGGTGTGGGGAATGGCGAACGCCGACGCGCACAGCGTTGTGTTCAGCAAAGACGGCGTCACCATGAAGGTCGATCAGACAGACCCTTACTCTTTCACGTGGGCACCCAACGCACTAGGCGCTCACATCATTGCCGCAAGGCCGTGGAGTTCAACAACTGGCACGGGAATCTTCGGCTCAGTAATCCTAGTGCACTACAATGTAATCAATGCTACCCAAACACCTACCCCAACACCGACGCCTACCCCTACAGGAACTCCGACACCATCTCCAATTCCGACTCAGTCGCCAACGCCAACAGCGACGCCGACTCCTACAGGAACTCCAACACCAACCATTTCTCCAACAGGAACTCCAACTCCGACGCCAACAGGAAGTCCGACGCCGTCTCCGACTCCTACTGGGACCCCAAGCAGTACTCCGATACCTACCCCCACACCTATCGGTGGAACCAAAGTCGTCACTTTCGCATGGTCCGGCACCGCTGACACCTTATGGTATGGAGCTAAGAGCGAGGCAGTGGTTCAGAACTATACCGGTGTCATCTGCGCACCTGCCACAACGTGCACAGGCACAGCCTTCCCACTCTCCCATAGCCTCGTGCTACCCGTAGGAGTGCAGACGGTTAAGGTCAGCATGGCTACGGGGCAACATTACTTCGTTGTCGTTAGCAACGCTGGCGGCAACAGCAACCTGATTGAATTTGATTTATGATTAAAACATTAAAAGCAATCCAAACATCGGTTTGGGTTCTAGGTATTTTCATCCTCGTCGCCATCACAGGAGTTGCGATTCAAGTCGACAACATCGAACGAAACCTGACCCGAACCGACAAGGCACTTACCGCAATCGAAAAGAAATTAGGTATTGAGCTATGAGCGAAGGAAAGCCGCAGGCCCATGTGGTTCTTGGTCGGGGTGGATATAACCAATCCATTCTGCCTGCGGCGTTCCTTCGCTCACGCCCCAATGGGCCACCTCAATCTCCTGTGCCGGGCCTTAGCCGCCATGAATGTCGGGATGGTTGTTGCGTCATCTACTTTCGATAATTATGAAAGAGTTAAAAAACTACGAGGTAAAGATTCGTCAGTTCAACGGTCACTATGATGTGACCATCACTGATGTTTCATCTAACGAGGCTTTGATCGCCTCACAGAAGATGCGGCTGAACTCCCCAGACGTGGACTTGAAAGACGACGAGTCACGGCGCCGGGCGCTGGACGCGTTCTTCTCGAACATTTCCTACATCTTGCGGCAGCGCACATTCCCCAATGACACGTTGGTCTACGACACGGTCGAGAGTGTCCACGGTAAGAAGCTCATCAACCCGCGCTACCCTGCGTTGTGTGGTTGTCCGTCTGGAAAGCCTGGTGAAAAAGGCCCAGAGGGGCTGCCTCTGCATCTCAAGAAAGACTTCGGCTGCTACGTGCCGGGATCGGATGACTAATGAGAATCATCAAAGAGACTGACAAATACGTGATCGTGCGCTGGCACGAGGATTATGACTCGCTCAACGATAGCAAAGAGCAGAAACTACTCTGCATCGGCGGGCCGTTCGACGGCCAGATGAAAGCTGGTTGTCAGATTGAAGAGGCTTATTGCCAGTATAACCGCGGCGAGTATCGTCGCAAAGGCACACCGCATAAGGCTGTCTACATTCACGCCGCGGCGTTGGTATCAGAATGATTATCGCGATCGACTTCGACGGGACGTGCGTCACGCATGAGTATCCTCAGATCGGCCGTAGCATCGGCGCTGAGGATGTGCTGCAAAAACTGGTAGCGGCGGGGCACAAGCTTGTTCTTTGGACAATGCGCTCGGGTCCATATCTCGAAGACGCTAAGCTGTGGTTCGAGGCGCGAGAGATTCCCTTGTTCGGTGTGAATGAGAACCCTAATCAACACGTGTGGACAGATAGCCCGAAGGCTTACGCGCAACTCTACATCGACGACGCGGCGCTTGGCGCACCGTTGATTGAGCCACCCGGCGAACGATTTTATCTTGATTGGGGTGTCACTAAGATGTGGCTTTACCGGGACGGGGTGTTATTTTGAATCGAGTGCTCGTCGGCAACTACGTGCTCGGTGCGGAGCGCGTCGAACTCTACGTGGACTACGAGCAGCAAGGCGCCAACCTATGCCTGTGTCCCGAGACTGGCTTTCCATGGATTAGTCTTGGCTTCGACTTCGCGGACGTTGAGGAGCTAGTCGACTGGCAGCACATCTATGCCAGCCTTATGCATGAGGTATTCGAGGCTGCAGCTATGCGCATGGGGCTGCGCCTGTCGGACACGCAGCAGGTATCAATGTCCACCAGCCGGTTCATCTTCCTGATGACACATGAGCAGTTCGAGGAATGCTCGACGCGCACAGCTTATTACATGGCCGAGTGCGAGCCCGCGCTCAAACGACTTTTCATTCAGTGCAAAAAGAAACCAGTAAAAAGAAAGGCAATAATTGAAGCTCTTAAAATTAAGACAGATCGAAAACGGTAAGGAGTTCTACGTGAACGCGGACGAGATTGCGTCCGTCAATCCGGTGTCCAAACTTACAGCCGAAGTAATCGTCGGCCAAGACAACACCATCAACTACACCCTCATCACGTTGAAGAACGGAGTGAAGGTGAATGCTAAGGAATCGCCATACCAAATCGCGAACTCGGGAATCGCTGAGTTAGTCTTTCCTTATGGAGTGAAGGGCGACGGAGCATCCGGCCCGAAGGCGGACTACACGGCGAAGCATGGACATGGCACCCAGCCGTGGGCCCCTGACGCCAACCTCGAACGGTCCAGAGTTTGCTGTGCGACCGGGCCGGTAGAGGCTCCTGCAGCAAAGGACGCCCTCCTATCGGTATTGAACCCGGTTCAAGACAAGCCGTGAACCCACAAGTAATTCCAACCGAGCCGGAGCTTGCCCATCTGGGCGGCTACGTGCCCGGCGGCGATGAGGCAACGTGGTATCCGGACCTGTGGCGGTATCTCGTTAAGAAACTTGACGTGCATACCGTGGTTGACGTGGGCTGTGGCGACGGCCAGGCCATCAAGTTCTTCCGCGATGAGTTAGGCTGCAAGGTATTAGGCCTCGACGGACTGCCGCAAGAGGACCCCGACATTGAAGTCTGGGACTTCGTGAAGGGTCCGCGGCGAGGCGTGCCTGTGCCCCGGTGTGATTTGATTTGGTGCTGCGAGTTCGTCGAGCACATTCCGGAGGAGCACATGAAGAACTTTCTTCGCGCGTTTCAAGCCGGAACGTATGTTGCGATGACGCACGCTGAGCCGGGGCAGCCGGGGCACCATCACGTGAACTGTAAGACGAGCCAGTATTGGATCGGGGCGCTAGCCGCGGCCGGATATGGCTTCGAAGACATACTCACTAAATGCGCACGCATCGCTGCCTCAACCAATGAGAGTCCGTGGAACCACTTCAAGCGTTCCGGCCTCGTGTTCAAACGCCATGACGTGTCCTGAGTGCGGCGGAACGTGGGTGTTTTACAACGAGGGTCACGACCCCGGTGATGCGCCGTGTTTAAGAAATCAAGTTCGGAAGCTTTGCAAACGGGTGAAAGAACTCGAAGAAAAGGTAGAGCAGATTCTACCTACGCTTAACTAGATGATTCATTCACACCACCACGAAGCTTCCAACAATTCGGATTCGGAGAGTAATCCAAGTCGCCCGTCCCTGCTCGAAGTGTTTCTATTGGGATATGCACTTGAGTTTTGTTCTCGCAACCGCATACTCCGCAGTTTTGCAGCCCTGCATCTTGCGAAGTGCTGCGCTGCAATATGGTCGCACGAAAAGCGTCGACGGTTGCGCGGCACACGCCGCAGCCGTGCATGCCCACGTTCAGTGGACACTGAGCACAGATTGACGCGCGCCTCTCTGCTTCCGCCTGAGACACAAGCTGTCCTCCGGAGGCAATGAAAGCGCCTGTCGTCTTGAGAAACGATTCAACCTGCCGCCAGCTAATGCTTGTAACCAACCGGGCCCCAGTGTCGCAGTAATTCATGCGATCCTCAGTGCTCATATTTTCGCACATCTGCGCCTCAACCTCACTGGCTAAGCCCTCATCAAACGGAAGGTTATTATTGTTCCGATGCTGCGCGACCTTGTTGACGAGGGACTGCCACGTAATCCCGGTCATCGTATGATTCGTTTCCTTCTGCGTGTAACGCCACCCGCCGGGCGGCCCAACAGTTAAGTCTCTTATATGATTAGCCATTTATGAACCACAATGTTTGTTTGCCCATCCAAATCGTTAGCGTCGTGACACCAATCTACATCGTTTTCTGCGCTGTGAAAGCATTGTTTCTTATTGGAAGTCCGACAGCTTCGGCTTCTTCGCATTCTTATGCAGCAGTTTCACCAACGCCGAATCGGATACTTTCATCTGGCTCAGCGTCGAGCGCAGCAAGTTCGCATTTGTTTTATGATCTGCCTGCGCTTCGTTGTAAACCTTTCTTTGATCTGCGGTCAACGCATGCAAGAACAGCTTCTCCGTATCGGCCTTGCCCGAGAACTTCTCCGGCGCAATCCCACCGTGGGTAATACCCACAGCCTTCTTGATCTGCTCCTCGGTCGCACCGCGGGCGGCTAGCAGTTCAATCTCCGATTTGACTGCACTGGTGTTGCGGTTGTCGAGGGCTGATCGCAGGTCACGATAGACCGGCGGGCTGTTGTCACCATAGCTCTTGTCATCACGGAAGCGATGGGCCAGCGCGAACATCTCACCACGCGGCGTCTGCGACGCATTCAGTTTGAAGCCCGCGGATTGAAACAAAGTCTTTTCCCACGCCGCCGGTTGCCGGGTGACGCGAAAGCCGAGCAACTGTCGGGGGTCACGCTCGACGGCTGCGCCTGCCAGTGGTGGCAACGGGATGAGGGATTCCAAAGCAGCCTTCGCCCGGTCGGTGCTATTGGCAAACCGCTTGCCGGAGTAGTCGCGGTTGAGCAGAGTGTTGACTGCGCCATGCGCCACGGGGTTCAGCTTATTAAAGAGGATGCGCTGCGCAATGTCGAGCGGTTCCATGTGCTGCGAGCGATAGCGGTATGCCATGAAGGCGTATTCAGAACCAATCTCAAGTGGGTTGAACTCGAACTCGCCGCGCCCACCGATCTGTGGGATGTGCAGCGCGAACCAATCGCCCTTCTTATTTTGGAAAGTAGAGTGCCCGTTCATGGCGAGGCTCATCACCTGCATGGCGACGAACGTGCCGAGAACGGCCGTGATCTGCCCCTGCGCCACGACGCCGAGCCGCGCCTTGCCTTGGAGCAAGTCGATCGGTGCCCTGAGAAGCTGCCCGTAGCCGCGGAACTCTTGGGTTAGCTGACTCTCGGCCCACTGTGGCGCGAGCAATAAGGACCGCAGCATGTTCTGAGTCTGAGGATTCTTGAACACGGATTGCAGTTGAAGGTTACCGAAAATTTCATTGGTCTCTTTGGCGGTGCGCCGAAGGATTTCGTCACGGCTGAGTTCGCCGAAGCGCGATTGATTGCGTTCCAGGTTCGCGAGTGCCGTCTGTAGCATGGCCCCGCGGCTCAGTTTTTTGAACACCCACGAGTTGAACCCATTCAGGTAGGGCGCGAGATATTTCGTCAGTTCCGCGTCCATGTTGTCAGAAATCTTGGCGACGTTGAGGCCGCTACGGATGAGCGACTGCGCATTCTCGTAGTGCGTCAGCGCGTAGTCATGCTGCTCTTTGCTAATGTCGCCTAGCGCGAGCGCCTTAGCCAAGTCCGGCTTGGAGTATTCGAGGATCGACAGACCTTTGCCGTAGCCGAAGCGAGCCGCGCCCTTTGAGAACGCCGCTTCCTTGAACATGATTCGGCCCACGTGGAAGGTATCGAGAACCAAAGTGTTTCGCTTCATGAATCCCGCCCACTTGTTGAGGGCGTTGCGCTGGCTGTCGCCGTAGATCGCCTTGAACAGAGGCACGTAGTCCTCGTGCACGACGAGCGGCGCGCCACTCGGCACGTTCACCAGACGGTAGCCTTTCGGCACAGCCTTTTCCTCACCGTGATAAAGCGTTGTGCGAGTGTCCATGGTGTCGATGATGGGTTTGCCATCCGGCGCCAACACTGACCGCAATGATTCGTGGTAAATTTTTTGCTGAATCAAACGCTCGCCTGCCTCGATGCGGTGTGCATCCAGTTCGGCAATATCGAGAGTCTTGGGTGTGAACCCGGCCGCGATTGCATCGGACAAAGTTTCAAACGAACGAGCTTTAGTGAAGTAACGAAGTCCGCCCTTGCCGTCCGGCACAGCAAACATATCGTTCTCGCTCACATCAGGGCTCTTCAAAATTCGCGTCACGTAGTCTTCCAAAAGCGGAGTGTCAATACCGTAGGTGTGTTCGCGGTCGGCAATGTCTTTCATCGCCTGCGTGTGTGCCTCTTTACCTACGAGCTTATCGAAATTTTCAATGGCGTGGTCATAGAGGGGCAGGTATTTCTTGCCAGACTCTGCACCGTTGGCGATCTGATCGCGGCCAATCTCGAGCCGTTGCAGGTCTTTGCCATGGTCGATGATGAGAGTTGAGGCAGAACGATCCTGCATGACTTCCTTGCCTGGTTTTGCCACGCTGCCGTAATCCTGCGCCACACGATTTGAACCTTGTTCCGCTAGGATTCGAGGAATGTTGTTTGCCGAGTTCGCTCCGGCCACCACGATTTCCTTGCCGCTGTCTTTGAGTCGCGCCACGTTGCCGGTGATTGGGTTCTTAACTTGGAATCGCTCGACTAGCGTTGGCTCTTGCAGCCTCGCTGAGATAGTCAGTTGATCCTTGAGGGCGCTCTTAGTTGCGGGTGACGAACCTGTGTCGTCGTCGATCTGTTTGCTGAGTGCCTCGACCTGCGCCTTGTTCGGAACGCCTTCGATTGAGATGTTGCGCTTGCCGCCAACGCGTTGTGCATATTTGATCTTGGCCTGCTCATCTTCCTCGGGGGCTGGCTCAGTTGCGGTGCCGCGCGGCTCGGAGAATCCTAGCGCGTCAGCGCCGCCTTGAAGATGTGCGGGACGATACAACTCCTTGAGGGAGTTCCGAGGATCGCCGGTCTCGCGATCGTGAATTAGAGTGCGTCCGTTATCCTGCGCATGGTTCATCAGCAGCTTCTCACCGGCGGTGTTACCACGCTTACCGGTGAAGTAGGTGTTCGTGTTGTCGTGCAGCACACGCAGGAAGCCGCGGGCCTCTAAGAAATCTTTAACGTCACCTTCGGACATATCCAAGACAGAGCCGTAGCCTTTGTCCTTAGCTGCCTGATCGAAGGCGGAAGCGAGTTCAGGTTTGGACTGAATGTATTCCCACGCGGCGCTGCCGTGGCTGCCGTGTCCGCCGAACACCAATGGGTTGACGCCAGCGGTCAGACCTTGGTGAAAACGTTCGTCGATGGGCAGGAACTTTCCTTCCGGCGTGACCCAGCCGTTGCCTTCAACATGATTCAAAAGATTGAGCACCGGCTTCCGTGCCTCGCCGGTCAACTGCGGTTCTTCTGCTGGCGGCTCTTCGTCGCCCGCGATTTCCGCATTCAACTCCTCTTGAGTCATGCCGGTTTTGCTTTCATCGGCCTGACGTGCGTTGACTTCGGCCAGCTTGGCCCGGCCTTCGGCGGTGAATGTCTCGGGTGCTGAGGCCAGACCGATACGTTTGAAGTCGGCGGTGATTTCCTCACGGCGCTTCTCGTATTCCTTCATCACATCGAAGCCCTTGCCTTGGCGCTTAGCTTCTGCTTGAGCTTCGGCGTATGCTTGCTTGTTGATCTTGCTGCGCTCAGCGCGGTTGAGTCCTTGCTTATCCTTGATCTTATTCAGATCCGGCTTGTATTCCTTACCTTTGTTGGCCTCGTCGAAAAGCTTTTGCATTTCCTTCTTAGCTTCCTCGGCCCCTTGGAATTTAATATTCTCCTGCCGGGCGCGCTCCACCACAATTTCACGCACCGTTTGTTGCGCCTTACCTTCTTTGATTAGAGTGAACATGTTATCGAGAGCTGCGCGCAGTGGCGAGGTAGAAGTGATTTCCTTTCCGCCTAACAGAGTCATGATTGCGCTTTTGACTTTGTCTAGGATGTGCTCGAACTTCGACTTACCAAGTGCTTCTCCTTTTTGCCATCCAACAGTAGCATCCTCAAGTCGAACTGGTTCTGAGTGCTCGAGATTATTCAGGAAGTTTTGGAACTCAGGATTGGTCAACGCCTCGGTAACAAATTCGTGAAGGTTGGATAAGCCGTAGTATAGTCGGCCAAGATTATCTGGATGCTCGTAGCGTCCGTATTGAGCGTCTTGAAAATCTGCCAACTCTTTTGCAGACTCAGGTAGCCGACCTTTAGCCCGTTCAAAAATGATATTTGAAATGTTGTCGTGCAGCTTACTCAACACATCATAAGCTCGTTGTTCAGCCGGATTGCGCTTGGCATCCGGCTCTAGTTTAGCGTCCAAGATTCCGTGGACTAGTTCATGCATGAAGGTAGTTTTGATTCCACCAAGATGCCGACCGCCCGCGAGATTAAACTCCATCGTGTCGGATGTGTGCCAGTATCGACCGCCGTAACGCTCGTTCGGGTTAGACACAATCTTAATACGAATGTGGGATAGATCGAAGCCGGAGCTTTGAATTAGCTTGGCAACCTCACGCATGAAAGCTGGGGTTTTAGGATCGGCGATAACGTGATCAAGCGTGTCATTGAGACTGATCCGCGTTCTTCCCTCGTGTTGTATAAGACCCATATCGTCGGCTTCATCCGTCTGCTCTTTTACGATCTTTGCGTCAACTCTACCTGAAAGTTTTCTGAGAAATTGCTCCGTTTCCTCTATCACACCAATCTCAGTCTTAGGCCCTTCTTCGGGAGCTGAATCATACTGAATAGCATCATCCGGTATACCGCGATCTTCCGACTCCTGTCGAACGGCTTCGTTGATTGCTTCGAGTTTGTCACCCACTGCGATGTGCGCGTGAGCCTTGCCGAATGCATCCTGCTCTTGGCGAAGCTGCGTATAGGAACGCTGCTGCTCCCCAGCCCTGACGCCCTGACTCCCTAAAGCTTCTTCATGAGATAATTGCACCCGGCCCAGCGAGGTATCAACGTCACCGACGTAGTATTGCTTGGCTTCGGGGTCCCATTTCATATGGTCGCTGATCGCGGGGTTGACCTTCTCGTCATCGAGTAGCGCGTCGGGAATGTAAAGTCGGTTGCCTGCGTCATTGCTGAATAGACCTTGGTCTTTCTGCTGCGCAGTTATGTCGGGATCGTTAGTGAACTGCGGGCGAGTGCGAGTAACACCGTCGGCGTCCTTCGTCTCGATCATCGGCAGTTCTTCCTTCGTGTAATCGTGCTCGATGTTCGTAACCTTCGAGCCTTCGGGAACGGCTTCCGGCGGGTATGCGCGTTCCAGTTCCTTCTGCAAATTGGCGCGCAAGTCCTGAGCGGACGTAATATCCATGGCCGGATGCGCTTCTTGAATCTCGTCGAGGCTCGGCACCACGCCACGTTTGATCGTGTCGCCGGTGATCTGGGCCTTGGCTTCCGCCATACCTGGGGCTTCGGCGCGCGCTTCTTTGCGCTTGGCGGATGCAGCCTGTTGCTCGGCGCGGTGGGCAGCCTTGTTCGCTGCGCTGCGCTCGGCGCGGGTCGCACCTTCGCCAGCCTTGGGAATTTCCGGCGCGGGTTTGGACCTAGCCGCTTTCAGCAATTCAGCGCGGCGCGCGTTGTATGCCGCCGTAACATCAAAATCTTTTCCCCGGCCTGACTTGCGCTTCATGTCCTGTGCGTCGGCGTATGCTTGCTTATTCAGCGCGCTCATCTCTGGCGTCTCTAACTTACGCTCAGTCACAGAACCGCGAGGTTCAGTGCCAGCAAACTTGTCGCGCAGTTCGATGCGTCGTTCCAGAAGATCGTGGAGCGAGGCGTTAGTCGGAACTTCAAAGGTAGCGCCGTGTGACGGAGAACGTGGGTCAATCTCGGTGAACTGTTCGCCAACCATTCCACGGCCATCGTAGGTCAGGTCTTTCAGGTTGCCGTTGTTGATTGCCTCAACTGCTTCCTTGGCCACCGGAGTCTTGGGTTGAGGATTGCGTTCGGCGATACGTGCCTTGTGCTGCTCGTTCTGAGCTTCACGGGCGGCGACTTCATCCGGCGCAACTTCGGTGGCAGACGCGCGAGGTTCTTGCGGAACCGGCGACTCCTTGATCGTAACGTCGTTAGCTTTCAGTTTCTCACGGACTCCGGCCAATGCTTCGGCGGGAGTCATCGTGCTCGATTTGCGAAATTGTAAATCTCTGATGAGCGGGTGATCGCTCGCTATTGTGTTTTGTTTGAAAGCTTCGTAGACCGCGCCCACATCCCTGCCTGCTTTGAGTGAGGAAATTAAAGATTTGATCGCGCCCTGTTCACGCTCGTTAGGTCGGTTGTCTGTGGTCTCGGTGACCTTTCTGCTTGAAGCGCCGCGTGTAAAGATTCCATCTTGGCCCTTAGTATAGGTTACGCCTTTGATGACTTTGGTTTCAGCAGGCTTCTCCACGCTAGTAACGTGGCTTGGGCCGAACTTCAACTCTAACTTGGCGTCAGGCTCGACTGCCGACTTGGGAGCAAATGCTTTTTCTTTCTCGGCGATTGCTTCGTCGAGTTGGCGGTGAAATTCATTAGCTTCCGCGGAGTCCTTCGGATAGCTTGCGTCGACTTCTTTCTTGGCCGCCTGCAAATCTGCAACCTCAGCACCGGCTGGGATTTCAATCTTCGGTGTGCGATCGCCGCTGGTATCCGTTTCAAATCCCAAAGTCACTTCCTTGGCAGCAGCGGGGGCTTCGACTTTCTTGCCGCCCTTAGTTTCAATCGTGACCTTGCCGGTTTTCATCTGAGTCGTGCCTTCTGGCAACGGCTGGTTGGCTTGATCCTGCATCACCTTGGCGACTTCGGGCGAGTCCGCGGCTTGCGCTTGATCGGCGGCCGCTTGTGCAACATCTTTGCTCACCTGCGCTTTGGCTTGTGCCTTGTCGGGTTCGGAAACCTTAACACCCAATGTAGGTTTGCCCGCCTCACTCGCCGAGTGCATAGAAGCGTAAACTAAATTGAAAGCCTCGGTGGACGGGTCAGTCGCTTCGGTGAAAGCGCCTACAGCCTTAGCAACCTTCTCACCGGCGGGTGCGGTAGCCGCAGCTTCGACGGCTTTGTTGATTCGAGAACTGGTTTCGTTAGCCGTAGCACCGCCCATGAAATGCGAGAGATACTTAGTCATCACGGTCGCGCCTTGAGGCAGCAACTTAGCAACACCTAACGCAGCGAGCTTGGACATTCCGCCGAACACAGCCATACCCAAAGCAGAACGCACAGCAGTTTGCTCGGCTTCTTTATCCGACAAACCAGCGGCCTTTGCATCGGCCTCGGCTGCAGCGCCAGCGTGAAGAATGACTAATGGAAGTGCGACGATACCTTCGGCGGCCATTGCCGTGCCTGAGCCAGCACCGCGAGCCATTGTCGCAGGGATTGTTTCAGTCAAGCCGGGATCGACAGCAGATTCTTTCGGCGCCGTTTTCACACGGTTAGCCCAGTAATCGGCGGCATCCTTCGCCATGCTTGGACCGGAAACTCCTGTGACGCCCATAGCGGCGTTGGCTTCCTTGCCCATCTGATCGAGGATGTTCGCCCCGCCCGACAAGCCTTTGAAAATAAATTGCCCTGCATCCGTGCCGAACTCTCGCATGGCATTGAGGGTCTGGTGACCGACACCGTAATCAACCTCGGGAGTTTTGTCGAGGTAATAAGCGTGAGCAATATCAGGGCCTAAGGGCTGCAGTTTCGCACGCACGTCTGCCTTCGAAAGTTTAGTCGAGTCACCGACAGCAGCGTCAGCGATCTTCACGCGAGCTTGGTCGGGTGTGATTCCACCAGCGGCGGCACTCAATTCGTTTTGTCGAAGGGCCGCGCCCTTATTGAAAGCGTCTTTGACCGTGCCCCAATCTGGGTGGTCCTGCAACATATTGTAGGTCGAGTCGTGCCAGCGCGAGAACGCAACAAGCTGTTTCTCAGGGGTCGCAGCTTTATATTCAGGAGTCGCGGTCACATCGTTCCATGTCGGATGATCTTCGGCTGGGGCCTCGGCAGCCTGCGGGGCGGGCGGAACTGAGACCTGAGTGATTGATGGCGGCGGCGCTGCATTCGCATTCACCGGCGCGGCGGGCGGCTGCGGCTGTTGCGGCGGGGCGTCAACGCGAGCGTTGACCTGACTTTGAAGGGTATCGAGCCCCTGCTCTAACTCAGCAGTGCGCTCAGTAATCGGATCGGCCATGTTAAGGGACAAAGGATGCGGCGGGCTTCAATGCAGGTGCGGCGGAAACTGCAGGTGTTCCGCCTTTGCCGGGAACTGTGCCGCGCGCGATATTAACTCGGGCGGTTCGTAAAGCTTGTTTCATCAAAGCAACATCAGGATCGTTAGGATCCAAATCGGGGTCGGCGAGTGCGGCTTTCATTTCCGCGGCGGTCTTGTGAGCAGCAGTCATCTCAGCGGTCTCGGCCTTGTTGCCATAACCGGCGGCTTTCTTGGCCGCGGACTGTTGCGTAACGTAATCCAGATTGTAAACGACATTACCAGTTCGAGGGTTTCGTTGAAGATATTTGGGCATGGCGCTTTTACCGTCCCATACAGGAAAGTCCTCGTTGGTTAGAGAACCGTCGGCGATACCGGCAGCGATAACCTTCGACGCTTTTTCTTGATAGGCTTCTTCCTGCTTCGCATTCGCCTCGGTGAGCGCCAAGTGTTTTGCATTCGCGTTGAGCTTCATGTTCAGCGAATGAATCACACTCGGGTCGGAGGCGGCGCCTGGATTCTTGGCGAGGATCGCGGCGGCCTTGTCTTGCATCTGAGGATCGTCGATTGCCACGTGCGCGAAATCGGTATGGAAAGCACCCGCGTCCGCCGCAACGTTGGCTTGGTGGAGCGCGTCGTGAAAGTATTTGGCGGTCTCCGCATAGTTCTTGGCGTCGTTGAGCGCCGTGTTGTGGGCGTGCATGGCATTGCGATAATCCTGCACTTGACCGCGATCCGTGAATCCACCGTCAGGGCGCGTCGGCATCTCAGGGATTGGGCCGGGAGCGTTCGCCGTGACGTTTTCGTAATTGGCGGTAGCGGCCGCAATCGCCGCTCGCGGGTCACCGGGAGCATATTGCTGCACATCCTGAAACTTGTTGGGGTCGTTACCTGTGAAATCGGTTGGCATATTAGTAGTTGCGGGCGATGGCGCGCTTGCGGGCGACGAAGAGATTCTGAGCGGGGGCGACCGGCGGGGCCGAGAATCGAGCCTCAGTGGCTAAAAATTCGGGGGAGGGCTCCTGTGTGGGTTGGGTAGAACCAAATAATTTGGCAAATCCTTGAGCCACACGATCAGACAGAGCACCCGCGCGCTGGGCCAGCGTTGGCTCTGGCGGCGTCGCACCCTGTTGCTGGGGTGGAAGTGGCTGCTGGGCTAGGATAGGCTGTCCTGCGCGAGCCTGAGCGACGGTCGGGACCGTCTGGCCGGGAGCCATGCCCGCGGCGACAGGCGCCGTGCCGGGAATGGTATCGGCAGTTGGCTGCGCTGGTTGGCCTGACACGACAGGCAACGGCGGTGCAACCGGGAGGGGCTGCGTCGGGGTCGTGTTCACGCTGACCGTGGTGGGTGTAGCGGAACCCGTCTTGTTCGCCAGTTCGTTCGCTGCATCAATGGAAAAGGGTGAGGCCATAAATTAATAGTGGCTGGTGAAGCGGGGTGTGGTCCCGCCGGGGTAGACGAAACGAACCACCGGGATGGAATTGTTCGAGTTCACATCACCGAGTTCGAGGTTGAGCATGTTGACCGCGTCGTTTTCGTATCGGTCTGCGAGGGTAATGTCGTTCTCGGCACGATATTGCAGCGAGTCCATCATGGACTCAAGCGCGCTGACATTGGTGAAGGGGATTACATCCTGATCGTTCGTGAACTCGATGTGGCGCAACTTGGCTAGCACGAGGATCGTCGCCGAAGCTGTGCCGACATATCTGTCGACTGCATAACGCCGGTAAAAAGATTCCTCGGTCGTCGGGTTCATCCACGCCACATTCGTAACGGTCGCGTCCAGCGCCGTGTGAAAGACTCGCACGGAGACAGGACCTTGCTCCTTGTGAATGCGGTCGATATGATGGAAAGGGTTGGCTGCCGGAGCGTCGGCTTTGTTATTGATCTGCAATTGAACCGGCATTCCATCGGCATCGGTTCCGTAGATGGTGACTGGATGGTCGTCCGTCCCGGTGTAGTCGATGCTGAGGGTGCCGTCGAAGTTCGTTCCGTAAAGTGTTGCGTGCCCGTCACCTAGATCGCGAAGGATTTCTAGGTTGCATCCGGCGGACAGTGCAGCCCTGTGACCCGGCAGAAATTGATACCACTGATTGCCAATATCCATCACGTAGTCTTGCCCCTCGTCGATAACCCCCTCGACCGTCCGATAGTTCTGAGGGAGAACCGTTAGGCCATTGAGAACCAGCAGCCTCAGATCATGAAGAGACCCGACAAAATTACCGTTGAGCATGAGCCGCTCGCAACAGCGATTGATCCTGTATTCGAGCTTGTCCTCAGGGCTACGGTGTCGCAGGGCTTCCTTCGCCCGAAGTAGTGTTAGACGCATGCTGGTGGAATGTTACAGGGTTGCAGGGGTTTAGTCAAGGGTTAGCCGAGAGGATCGTTAAGTTGGGCTCCCGTGGTGGCGTCGTAAACGGGGTTGCCTTGGCTATCAGAGAATGGGAAGAAGGCCGTGGCAGTTAGTTTCAACGTGCAGGCAGACCCAGTTAGGGAGTATGTAACATTGGGGTCGATAATTTGCACAGGGATATTGAAAGGGGCCGAAACCACTGGATCGACTACGATATTGGCATTCGGAGAATTGCTGGGGCCTAGGAAGAACTGGGAATTAGTGCCAAATACCGCGGATGCCGTGCACGAAATTCGTGGTGAAAAACGGATAAGTGCAGGATCGGCGTCATCAAAATATTCAATCATGTCCGCGCCTTGATTTTGCCACGTGTAAAAAGGATTGGAAGCCGCGTCGTAGTCCCTCATAAATTTCAGAAATATATTACTTTCATCGCTGGCGGAAGGTGTGCCGTTAAAGACAAACGCTCCGTGCATCACAATAGTAGGGAAGGGAACCGTCGGATTAGGTGGGGTAATGTTTGGGACAAGCCCGAAGTCATGCAGAGGCATGTGATTACCTGTGATGATACCAACGTCTTGCATATACAAAGGAGTGATGTGATCAGCGGGTGTAAAATCTTGGCGCATTTTATCTACCTCGTCAGTAATCGGGCCATGATAAGTAGCTATATCATTTTGCACCCATAACCAACCCGCTGTGATCGGGGTGTTAATTAAAGTTAGTACCGCAGATTTAGTATTGGTGCCATCTGTAGAGGACGCACTCCATTGCCCTGTTAACTCCCATGCTCGAACACGCCAAGTTACCGCCATTAGTTGATCTAAAGTCAACGAAGTATTCCATTCTACCGCAGCTATCGGCGTAACTCCGCGAGTCCTAACTGCGGCGAACACCGTGGGGTCTACTGTAGGCCAAAGCTGGTGATCGCGATAACGAGTATTCCCGATTAGAATTGGAATCTTTTTACCCATTTAGATAGCACTCACCCAGCCGGAGTAGACCGCTACAGGAATAACGGCTGGTTGCCCGTTGTTCGCTCCGTAGATAAGCTGGAAGTTAATGTCGCCGCACTGTGTGTTGACCGGGGTAAAGCTAGAGATATGACCATTAACGTCGAAGTCTATATACGTGCGCCCAATCTCAACACGGAATGTGCCGAGCGTAGGATCAGCAACATCGGCTTCCACTGCAAAAGTAAGTGATGTGATGGCTAGTGTGCTAGTGTCATAAGTCACGATCAAGTTAATGAAGGCGCCGTCATACACGTCGAGTGTGTATTCATCGGTGCCCATTCCCGGTGGCCTCCCTCCGATCACTTCAACATCGCGAATCAAAACTTTAGGGTTGTCTGCGTTGACCGGGTCAATGAACTGCTCTAACAAGAACGAGAAGAATACCGTGTTTCCGCCGCCATCCTTCAACGGATCTTTTACCTCGGTAGGGACGATGCTGGTGGGGGCCTCAGATACGGGCATAGCTTCTACCGTGGCTCGCGGCCACGTCACCGGCGCTTGTTCACGATTTGTCTGAGCATTGTTTCCGCGGATTCCGTAGTTATCGTTCTGCCAAGTAGGCTTGGCTGCTTCGAAGAACTTTCGAAAATCCGGATCATCCGGCATGTTATCCATAATTAAGAGGGTATGCGGGCGTAGATTAGTTCCTGCACAAACAAACCAAACCGCCACCGAGTCACGGGGGCCGCAATTAGAATCTCAGTTCCAGGGGTCAGCACACCGGGAGTGCTAAGTGGAATGTCCACAACAAGGCGGCCCGACGTGCTAACGACTCGGGAGACCGAGATAGGTAAACCTTGATCATCTGTAACGCTTGCTTGAACCGTGACCGGGAACGTTGCAAAATTTGGGTTATTGATGAAGTAGTTTCCTGTTAGAACGGGGCCGAGGCGGAAAGGAATAAAGTGTGCGGTCGAACTAAACAAGCTATGCGCATAGTCAGTGCCGTCGCCGCCCTCTTCTTTCACAGTGAGCGCGCGGATGTAGGCCGTGCCGTGAACCGGGTTAATCAAAGTAGGAATCGGAACGTTGCCCAACCCCGGCGCGTTAGGTAAAAACTTCCGGACGATGCGGGTGCGCACTGGGCCGGAGTATCCACCGGCGATGCGAATTAAAATATTTCCTACCGGACTAGAAAGCGCGATCACATCGCAACGTGCGAACTTAGAATCATCATTCTGGTGAGTAGATGAATACTCAACCGTGGGCTCCCACTCACCGGTCACACCCAAAAGAACGTCGGGGAAGCTGTAGTTCTGCGTCGAGCCGTATTCAAGATCGGGCGGCAGGGTGTTCAGGTCAACCTTGCTGGTAATCTGAATCGAGCGCCAGCGATCATAAGGCATCACATCCACATAGCCTGCGACAATAGGGCCGAATGCAGCATTAAGAGGATCGATCACCTGCTTCTTCACATTGACTGCGATACCTTCCTGCGGGTCGACGGTGCGCTCGAATAGTATTGGCCAGTCGGTTACTTTGTGAGTGATCTTCTCTGAATTGCCGTCGCCTAAAAGTTTAACTTCCGCGTCGGTAACGAACTTGCCAACCTCGAGATTTTGGTCGCCCACTGCAACCGTCTTTTCAATGACGCCTTCGCTGGAAAAGCCTTCGCCGAAACGCCCTTGAGATAAATGCTCAATGTCTTTGTCGATCATCGTCTTCGGCAGAGGCACGTCTGCGCGCTTCGTGACCGAGGTGCGTTTAACAAATTCGTCTTTCTGCGCTTCGCTCTTGGCTAGTTCGCCCGTGCCGAGAGTTGGAAGAACGGCGTCGCCTTCAACATCGAGAGCCTCGGTGACTGTGGGAATCAATCCGCGGAACTCCGGCGGCATCAAGTCAGGGCGCTCAATCAAGTGAGCGTCGGCAGGAAACACGTCGGGCACGGTTCCGGTAGTCACCTTGGCTTTCGCCGTAGTGGTGCGCTCCACCTTGAGGACTTCCGTTAGCGCGCTCGACGTGGGAACGTTTTCAGTCACCACTTCCTGCGTGTCGATAGCGATGATCTGCTTTACCGGGCTCTGCTCATAGGAGCGGATGATCGGCGACGGCAGGCGCTCGTAGACGCGCTGGACATTAACGAAAATGGAATCAAGGACCGGGTCGTCAAACCGAACAACCTTGTGGTCAATCAGAAGTAAGTTTGGATAAACTGGATCAGCCGAATCAGCCGCGGGTTCGTCGGGTAGAGAAGGGTCGTCAGAAAGTTCGTCATCCACAACCAAATTCGGGAACGCTTCGGTGCGGAGTCTGGTGTAGGTGCGGGTGACTTGCGGGTAATCTTTGTCGACATAAGGATAGGTTACAATCGCGTTGTAAGTGTCCTCGTTCGAGCGTTCATCGAGGTAATACCAATCAACCCATCCAGTTTGGTCGCTGGGCACCGCCGTTGCAAATACAAAACCTTCAAGCTTCTGCGCCTCGGGGCCGTCATACTTGTCGCCATGAGCGGGCAGCACGTAACCACCGGCGCGGCTGTCCTTTCGCACCACAAAAATGCGATCCGTCAGGTCGGGCGTCGGATAGGATTTGACGATCGGCTTGCCGGGCTTGGGATACGTCGCGGCGTAAGGGTCGGGTTGGCTGGCCATTGAAGTTACCTTATACGATGGAACGGGCTAATTATCAAGGGCTGAGTGGGTCCGGCGGGATTGGATCCGGCGGCGGTTCGGGACGCGGCGCGCCGTAGAATGGGCGCTTCTTGAACTTCTTCCAGTGCTTGCTTTCGCGTGGACGCCAAGGGCGTTTATGGTTGCTCACTGAGAAATCGGCTCATTCATAGCCTCGTGGTCGTCAGGAAAGTCGATCTTGGTAAGCTCGTGCAGTTCTACAGCCGCGGTATGGATAATCTCGGCGTATTCTCGCACACAATTTGCTTCCCACCGCTCATTCGTCTTAGCGCGGGCTTCGTGTTTGCGTTTCTTGAAGTGAGCAGCGTCCGCTAAGTGTGTGCGTAAACTTGCCCACGCAAGGTCAATACTCCTAGCGAGATTGGTTCGACGCTCGGCGCGCTCTTGTTTGGGCGAAAGCTTACGAGGTTTATGAGATGTTCGTGCCATTGGCGATCAGCGGTGGGTTGAAATTCCAGTTTGCGACCGCGATCTGGGCGAGAAAGAAATCCGGACGATAGAGCGTATTGACTAGCGGCTTTCCTTTGCTGGCCAGCCACGCGCGCCGGGTTCCAAGATATTCGTGAATCCAAGTCTTCTCATCGCCGCCGTTGTCGGGTTTGCTTTCGGAGAATCGGGCCATCAGAAATTGTAACATCCCGCCTGAATGGAGATAGCTGTCAGCGATGACCGCTACAGAGAGTGGTAATTCAAACTGGTGTCTGGCCGCCCAGTCGAATGCGGGCTGTAGATAAACCTCGGTGAAGAGTTCATCCTGCGCGTCCCTCATAGCCTGCTCCGTTGAAGCCCTGTGAAGGAGCGACAGGAGTTCCTGGTCGTCAGGCTGCAGGGCTTGGTGATCGGCGAATTGTCCAGACAGCGCGCCACCCTTGGAAATGTATCGGTCAATCACCTTCTTGAGATTGCCGCCGTCGGCGGTAAATCCACGGCCTAAAGTGATTTGGCGACGGTTGCCGTTTCCATCGTGGTAAATATAGATCGCGCCGTAGTTTGTTTCTGCCGAAGCGTCGTCGTTCTCGAAGGCGTTCAGCATGCGGGCGATGTGGCGAATAAGGTCGGGGGTCGGAGTCATTAGGGCACAATGGCGGCAGGGGTGAAGGGTGGTTGGGCCGGTGCTCCCGTCGAAGCTGGCGTCACCACAGGCGGCCCGGTCGGGCCCGTAGGTTGTGGGCAAGGGCCGGGGCCGGTTGGGGCGCCTGTTGGCGGGATCGGTTCGGCGATGGTTTGGGTCTGCTGCAGCACGCTATTGGCCTTGTATTCAACCGCGGCCTGCGCGCCCGCGTAGACCGCCACCAAGCCGCTGACGGCGGTAATGGCGACGTTTGCGAGGGGTCCGATGTGTCCGGCAATCTCCGGCTTGATATAGCAGGTGGCGGCACCGGCGCAGAACAGACCGACAACGGTCCACATTCCGTGGGCCACCATGCGGTATTTTTTCGATTCCGCTGGCTCGGTTGCCAACTGCTCGCGTACTAAACCGAACAGGTCCACAGATTTATTTCTTAGCGTCGAGTTCGGATTTGAGTCGCGCGATGATGCTTTTGGCATCCGCGATGACTTTCTGAGCGGCCTCGGCTACATCAAGTTTATGGCCCGAGATAGCATCTTCCGCTTCCTTGACTGCGTTGCTAAGGCGCCGTTCCTGAATGGCGATCTGAATCTGCTTCCGATAGACGTAGACGGCAATAGCCGCCCCAATAACCAAGAGTAAAAGTAAGAGCATGGCCCAAGATCGCCGAGACCTTGGGCCATGTCAAGACCACCCCGCTACAAGTAAAATAATAGAAAAGTTGACACCGCGATCGGCGCTGCGATGGTGAGGTATAGGATGGGCGGCGTGAAAGCTGCAAAGTGGAACAGCGAATAAATTAAAAACAACGTCGCAGCCGCCGCTACTCCTATAATCCAGAATTTCAACTTGTGGTATTTCCCGACTGCCACGTCTCGCTCTCCGATAGCGGTGTTCAATTCCCCGATCTTCGTATTAAGAGTTTCCGTCTGGTCGCTCACTTGCTTTTGCAAATTGGGAATGTCGACCGTTTTTGCTTTGGTCAGTTCATCTTGTGCGCTTTGTAACGCAACCTGCGTATTAAGTAGCTCGTCCGTGAGGCCGTCGATTTCCTGTTTCAAACTCAGGATAAGCTCAGCGTTTTCGGAAGTCTTCGGCACGATCTTTTCGATTTGCTCCACCTTGGTTTTGGCGACCTTGGCATGGGCCTGCGCTTTGGTTGTGCTGACCTTGGCGGCGGTGATTTTTTCGCTCGCGGTGTTTACCCGCTGGCCGACAACGGCTGTGCTCGGCGCCACATAGTTACCGCGCTGGCCGGTCGTGCCGCACGCAGTGAAAGCGAGGGCAACCGCCATCGCGAGGATGGGTAGGAATTTCTTCATTGTTCTGCGATGATATGAAACTTCCGGAAATTCTGCAACAGAATTATTTATCTTCCGGCTTGCCTGTTTTCTCGTCAACAAGAGGGCCTTGATAAATAGGCGACTTGGACTTGCCGTTCGAGGGTTTGGGAAAGGGTGTTGCAGTCGGCGCGGCAGATGCGCTGGGCGCCGGTGCTGGCGTCGGGGTAGGAAACTCAGGAATTGGAACTGCGATGATGACGGGTTCCTCTTGAATGCGAGTGGTGTGATAGTGGTGCCGATTCCGAACAACGACCCGAACCGGCTCGCTGGCCGTGCAA